ACAGCGTGGTCATGGACACCAATAGCGGCGCCTATTACGCTGTGGTGTACGCAGCAACAGCAACTAGCCTGCAGATACAGCCGGTAAGCGCACAAGGAAAGGAGATGCTGCCTTTCTTACCTAATGGCGATGTGATTAGGCGTGTGCGCGTGTTCTCTACTACAGTAGCCCGCGTCTCTGTGGAGAAGCCGGTATTCAGATATGAATACACGTTAGCATACTCTAGAGATGCGGGTAGTACGTTTGTGGTGCCTAATCCCACCCTAAAATTTAAGCGCCTCACTTACGATTCTGTAAATGACGAGTATTCATTAACAGGAGTAGGGGACGATGGCCCGCAGATACCTAAGCTAGATCGTGATACGCAGGTAGTTAACAGAATAGATCAAGGTACGGATAGTTGGGAAAGAGTCCTAGAGCATTTCTTCTTGGAAAGCCGAGAGCCTATTGATGGCCGGCTTTTGTTTACTATGGGAGCCCCCAATACTCTGTATACAGGGGTACGGCAGCCTGTAACGTCCGTACGTTACCATATATCAGGTACGACCCCTGTGTTTGACATAACTGTAACTACCCCAGTTACTTACAGCTCTGGTGATAGATTAGAGCTGATTGATTCTATAAACACGCTAGATCCTGATTTCTGGTATAATCAGGTGTTGAAAGGCAGAACGCTGTTTGTCATATCTGCTAGTGGGCAGACCGTTACAGTAGCTAATCCTACGATTAAAACAGCTGCCGAGCTTACCACTCTCATAGGTGGCGTAAACGTGTTATACACGTTAGCTATAAACACGCACGCCTCGTCGGCTACTAGAATAGTCGACTCCGGCCTGTTTTTGGTATCTGATATTTTCTTGGCTAAAGAAGACTACAGCCAAGGATTGTTTAGATTCGACGATCCGCCGGATAGCATAGACCAGCGGCCTTTAGTAGATCCCTTGGTGGCTAATGCGGACCTATTAGATAACGCGCTGCCGTCGGGGGTGACTGTGCTATATGCTGGTGGAGGCACATGTCCTCCTGGGTATAAGCGCTTGGATGGATTGAATAGCTCAGCTATCGCAGGTGTTCCTGGTTATCACATACTACCAGATCCTGATTCTAGGGATTACGACACAACTACAAACCGAACAACGCTAACATGGAATAGCGCCTCTTTTGCGGCGCCTGTCTCATCAGAGAACACTACGCTAACTACGCTCTCTGTGACAAGAGACGTGCCTTTGGCTATTCCAGATAATCCCGTAGAAAAAGTAACGGTGTTCCCCGCTATACCCGCAATACAGCCAGGTATGTTCTTAGGCACTCGACCGATAGACGCAGTAGCGGACCTTAAGGTGCTTGATGAATCTAATCCTGTGTTGGGTTTAGGGGATACGCCTCGTGCGATACGCTTGGAACCAACAGGAGCTGTAGCCACACATCCTTACGTAGAGCTCGACTCTGTAGGTAATGCCTATGAGATGTGGTTCAAACTAGACGCGCTTGGCAGCAGCACACCGGAGCGGCAAGTATTGTTGCAACGCATGTCATTCCCGACAGGGTTTCCTCTCCCTGGTGGGCCGCCATTAGGACAGATTACTGGATGGGAAGTTTATCTACATAATGATCTAGGCACCCCAGCTGGAACAGAAGCCCAGCTTGTGCTGAATATATTCACCGGGTCCACCAGAGCACAAGGCCCGGCGCATACATGGAACAGTGCTAGTGGATCACTTCCTCAGATAATATCTTATACCAGTATTGGGAAGTGGTTATTTTTGTATATTGAGTTCACGCAGGTGTTAAACAGTACTCAAGTGAGATTAGCTCTGTATGAAGCTAACAGCACTAACCCGATTGTCAACACGACGCAGACGTTTACAAGCCTCCTTCCTTCTGACTTCTCTAGCTTTACTACTCCTAGTAGCGTTATTACCGCTGGTCGTGGTAATCGTGGCACTGCAGCTGTGCCTACTGCTAATACTTTGGATAGGGGAGCTTCTATTACTCTCGATCTCCTGCGTGTATACGACGCGCCGTTAGCGGGTACAGAGACGCATCTGTTCAATAACGGCAAGGGCAGGCCTCTCGTAGACGAGAACATCACGAGCAATACAAATGCTGTACTGTATATGAATGAGGGACAAGGCGTTTTGCTGCAGAACACAGCGGCGACGGCGCCTAGTGGGTTTACTGGCGATGGCGTACTGATAGCTCCTGCTCAGACTCGTTGGGTTGTTGGATATCTGCGCTCTACAACATCTACAGACGCATACACAGGCGCTGATTACGCCGCTCCTTATGAAGATCGCATCTCTCAATACCTTATATCTGATCTAACTATTGATATAGGTAATCAGTTATCTACGAAGTTAGTTCCTTCGGCTACTGTGGCTAATCCTGGTCCTAGAGGACAGTTCGGAGATGGCGCCGGTAACATCTCATATCCGTACGTAGTTTTTGAAGATGATTATGTAAACGCAGGCAACACCAGTGACCGAGACTTCAAATATGCCTTCCCTGAGCAGCCTATCGGTCCTATAGGCTTTGGTGTTGTGGGTAAACAGGATAACGTATTCAGATACGCAGGAACACCTGCTGGAAGACTGGAGATACGCTTAGTAAAGAGATTGAGCAGCACACGTGTTAGCATAGATGTTGGAGAAGTAATACGTAAAACTGACTTCTTCAACAGTACTCTAGTACAATCAACACAGTACATAGACTCGGTCACCCCGGCGATAGGCAAAGCCTTTGTACAAGATGCTAAGGTAGGCGATGTTTATTATTTGAACTGGCGTCACTCCGATGGTGACAGATATGGGGAGTTTTTCGCTGAGATAGAGTCCATAACGCCAAAGACTGTATCAGGTAAACTGACGGCTGAAGTAGTTCTACGTCGTTATGATAGGCGTCCTATAATCTTCAACTGCGATGTGAACACATTCTTATCCAGAACCTCCAGCAATCTACGTCCAGCGAAGCTGTTCGGTATAGGCAAACAAACAAGACCTAATCAGACAACTATAGGAACACCCGGCGTCACTATGCAGCAGCTGACTGTTCAGACAGGCGGTAGTACTAAAAAGATATGGTCAGTGAGAGCTATCGATTATTCAGTGGCCGCTACTGTGTATGGTGACGCCTCTGATCCGGCTAGAAGATTGTTTGTTGAACCTTCTGGGTATCTACGTTTTGGCGACTCTGAGCAGCTCATAGATTACGGCACATCAGGTCATTCGCACATTGTAGATAAGAAAGACACCGCAATCACAGTAGATAACCTAGTGCCGGTCTTGAAGTTCGGTAGTACGCAGTTTACCGACACGCCGTTTACAGATGTAGCCTCTGAGCACGATCATGGGTATCTAGAGAAACACAGATGGCCGTTGCCGCCATTTAAACTGTTCACTGTGTGTACAAAGCTATGAGAATATATGATCTGTTCTTAGCCACCGCGGACGCCTCGGCTGTTGTTAACTGGGTTAATAACGGAGGATTCACGGCATTTGATCACGCCCTCACCCGGGTCAAGAATAACAGCTTAGCCAGACGCGGCTTTGATACAAATAACCTACCAGACCAGTCCGTGATCGACGGCTCCGTTGCTTACGATACCATAGACGCAGTTGATTACACAGCTATTACGTATTCTGGCGGCATAACTGACATCGCCTTGAAGAGTGTTGGTAGCTGGCACATATACGGAACTTCTGGTTCTGTTACCATATCACCTAAAATAGATGGTAAGGTCTTATATTCGTTTGATGGTGGTAACTTACTAGTGGTCTCCGCAGATCCTGGTACAGTAACATTGGATCAACCTATAGATTACTTCTTACCTTTACTTGGCGAGGAAGTGACTGTGGCGTTTAGTGGGCGAAAGCTTAAATCCGCGGCTAAGGTAGAGGTCATGCTGATGTTGGATGATGTTCCCGTGCTCAGCATGGTGACACAATCACAATTCTTTGGTGATTACAAGAGACAATCCAAATCCGCTATGATGCCTAAAGAAGGTAAAAAAATGGTTCTTAGAATAAAGCTGTCCAGCCTAGACAGCTTTAGCTTTGGACTATCAGGTATATCCATGGTTATGGGCAGCACACCGCTACCGCCGTTTACGCCCAGCTTGGCCGATACAACAATACCAAGCGGCACAGTCATTCTGTTTGAAGGCGCCGATTGCCCAACCGGCTACACATCTGTGGGTGATAATAGATTAGCTTTGGTATCGGGTATGCCTGCTAGACTAAATGAGGTTAGCAGCATAACAGAGGCTGGCGCTAAGACACACGACCATGATCCGTCATTTGGTTCTATAGATGGCTTAGAAGAGGCCTCTACAGAAGAGCACGGTACAGGGCAAGTATCTGCTGGATCAATGATAAGCCTAAAAGGCGTACTCGAAGATGCTCTAGCTTTGGATGCTAACGGCTCGTATGCGCATTCTGTGCCTGTTGCAGCACTGATAAAGAGGCACACGCACTTTGTGACATCGGATATGCCCTCCATTCCGCCTTGTTTCCCTGTTCTGTTTTGTAAAAAAATATAGGGGCCCTAAGGCCCCTACAGTTAATCAACAAAAGTTAACCGGATGTTCTCTTCCTCGAACAGCTGAGTTAAGCGCCGCTCCCTGACGGGATCAGACAGCGCCGAGCTGTCGTTGAAGTGCATGCACTGCATAGCAAAACTGTTGTGCACGCCTTTGTTATCTGTGAACAGGGACGGGCCGTTGAATACAGCGTCCGGAAACAGCTCGCCACGTAACCTATCTTGTGTCACGTTATTAATGCGACGCATGCAGTGGCCTATGATATCCGAGCAGCCATTTTCGTCCAACAGCTCGGAGCTGTTGCCGTCTTGGCCGCGCAACCATTCGTGTCTTTTTACTGTTAGAGTCTTCATTTTAGTCTTGAGAGAAATCAATCAGCTTGTTTTTTGTCTAAATGCGCTAGCAGGTTATTTAGTGTTTTAGCCATGTTTTTGCTGGCTAAGTCCATATAGAAGGCCTCTTTAGTCCAAACAGCCTTATTTTTTGGGTCTATGGCGGCATACGCCTCTAATAGCTCCATTAGTAGTTTCTCTAAGGGATCGCTTCCCATAGCTCTATCTCCAGTGTGCGGTAAGACCGCAGAAAAGGGTGTGACAAAAAATGTTCTCTTAGCTCGTCCGCGGCATTGTTACCAACTAGCTTAGCTATTAACGGGGTTTCTATCACATGACCAGGCGGTCCAGATATGATAAAGTAGGTATCCCCCAGCGCCACCAAGAGAGTGTATAGCGCCTCAGACGCCGGCGCGGCGAACGGCTTAGAGCGGAAGTTCATGTGCGCTGGGAGTTAGTGTATCTGACCAGTCGAGTGGCAGTGTCATCGGAGCTTCATCGGCCAGCACTCTACACGCAGCGGGCGAATATAAAGCAATAGATGCTGTAGACAGGATGAATGAATACGTGGTCGCGATTTCAAATCCTAAGTACGGTACGTCATCTAGTATGGCGGCGGCAGTTCGGTTCATTCGAAGGCGCTGTGTTCTTCTGCGTCAAGGCTACAATTAGCGAAACTGATTGTATCAACATCGACGCTGAGGAGGTGTGCGAGCTGCTCATCGGGCGCCCGCACGAGTGCTCGCGGCCCGGGTATAAAGGGGTCACATAGAATCAACGATGTAGTAGGCCACCAGGACGCGGCTCCAATCTCGTTAAATAGCTGTGCTATTCTATCGGATACTCTATACATTCGGCATCTTCCAGTACTCTACTGGAAAAGAAGGCTGGTCGCATCGTTCTCATAAACGCCATGTACTCTTTAGAGCCTCGTGAGCATACCTTATATACAAGCACATCGCTGTCGCGTAGCTTACCAGAAGGTTTTATAGCGCTGTTGCTGTTCCAAACAGCAGAAAATAGCTGTTTGAACTCTTTCTTATCTAAATCAATCGGCAGCGATTGCATAGAACAGGCCTACACCAGGCGTTCGTAACTGAGTATTGTTCATTAAAGGGCCTAAACGGAACTCATAAAACAAATGAGAGATCTGCCCGCCGCTAGCTGTCGCGTACCCGTAGGGAGAGAAAGAAGCGGGCCAGTATTTGCTCGTGCATATAGCATAGACTGCTTCGTGTATTTTTGGGCCGTCTTTGTTCATTTTAATCTATTACCGCAGATATTTTTATTGCATCCACTATTTCGTGATCTACCTGTACTATATACGCAACTGAGAATGTGTTCATTAAATCAAGCGCAGCATCGTTGCGGTGGGCGGCTGTCGTTAGGATTTCTATAGCGTCTCGTGTGAGGCTTATGTACGACAAGGCTCCACTCAAGGCTCCACTCTCAAATACAAAATAAGCAACATCTCCGAAAAAGACGCTGCGTATCATTTTTTCTGCTAGTGTGGGTTCTGTCATTACCGCGTATTTAGAGCGGATGGAGCTCGCTATAACATATGGTAGATACTATATCGACAGCTCTAGCTTGCAGGTATCCTGTTCTGATACTCCTTAGCTCGCGCTCGTGTTTGTATCGGCTTATGTCATATACATAGCGTTGGGTTTCTGCATACACGTCAGAATGATCGGCCATCCCGTGCCTGAAAACAAATCCCAGCTCACTGGAGCATATTATGGGTGCAGCTAATTTACGAAGTCGGCTCATAATTCAAGATCGTAGGGTGGATCATGGCTCAATAAATAAGCGTACTTCTTGCTATTAGACACATTTTATTGGTATTTGATGAGTTAGACATCTACTTGAACAGCCGCGCTTCGTAAATCAACCCCAGTGAAAATTTGGAGCGGCGTTCCGGCGCTGGGTGGGCCGTTGTATACACTAAGTACCATGCCACTGATCACGTGGCTTGGTGGGTACCCGTAAAGTCCGCCGCCCAGGCAAAAGTCAAGTACCACTGTTTCAGCAACAATACGCCTTAACCCGGCGCTAGTAATATATTGTTCGAGTAGTTCCTCTATCACAAAGCACCTGTTGTAAAAAAGAAGATCAGCACCATACTTCTTATGACAACTTACAGCCCTTTTTTGTCATAAGAAGCGTATGAATAGAGTTATTCGGTATTGCTACACGTGTAGTGAGCACATTGATCCTAGAGATCCAGCGAGCCACAAATGCCTTCTGGTAATCGTGCACAAGTAACCCTTTATTTAAACGTCGATGGTGACGATATAACAGTATCTAAGGTTCTTGATCACGTAGAATCAAAAGCCGTAGCTATTGCAGAGATGACAAGGATGACCCTTAAAATGTTCAAGGGTTGTGTAGTCATAGTAGACGTGGAGGCCGCCCTGTGGTGCCACGACTGTGACTACGACGAAAAAGACAAACCTAAACCGAAAGTGTGTAACTGTGTTTAATGTTTTTGATGGAAGTTGGGTCAACAAGGGCTGGCAATGCCCCGTTTGTGGCGCTGTGTTCGCGCCCCACGCTTATCAGTGTTCGAACTGCGTCCCGTATAAGTCTGTTACAACAGATAAGATAGTGCCTTTACAGCCTGTCCCCGAGAAACCTGTGCCTGGTACTACAGCACCTATTTACTATCATAGAGCGTGTACCAAGTGCGGTCATTTGAGACCACCTGATCAGCTCGATGTAAACGGTGCGTGCGCTGGGTCGTGTAGCCTGCCATATATCCCAGGAACTCCAGGGCCGACCGTGATGTGGCGCACGCCCTCTAGTACCGCCAGGTCTCTTTGATCCCCATACTATTTTACTCGCCGTATTGCAACATCTGCCCTGGAGTCATAACCAGGGCAGTTGAATACTTTAATCAAAAAGGTATAACCTTGATGATAAGAATGCCGACAGCTAAGGACAAAACCTATGTAAAGGGAGTACCGGCCCTATTCGTTCCAAAAGAACTAGGTGCTTTTGATGCTTCCTATCTGCTTATCGGCGAACAGATACCGGACTGGCTCCACAACATGACTGATAAAATCAAATGTCGATAAAGATCATAACAGCCGCTCTGCCAGTCGCTTTTGTTGGAACCGCGTATTCTGTTAGGGCACAAACCCGAGGAGCAGAAACAGGAAATCTGACTTGGGGAGCCGTGGGATTACCCACCGGCTTTTCTTTTAGTTCAGCGGGTGTTTTATCGGCTTTATCAGGAGCTCTAACCGGAACCTCAGTGGGGATTTACCCCATCACCATCTCCGTAAATGACACGGTTACAACGGATCAAGTATCTTTTGATTTAACAGTGCGTCCCGCGGAATACCTCCGCGCCCGCCCGCTTGTCTTAGACCCCAGACTAGAGAGCCTTCTAAACCTATACGAAATAGGCGGCCTCACAAGAGAAGAAGTAACTGCTCACTTTCGCGGCCGCGCCCATCCATCAATACTTCTAGAATCCCCACACAGTTACGCAGCAGATAAACTAGTCCACTCAGCATCTGATATATCTTTTGAGGACATATCCGCGTCACCCGTCGGCTCACCTGATACACGTTCAGTAAAAGATGTAATAATTGATCTCATAAACAATACCTCAGTAATAACCGTAGATTCACTATCTGATAGCTTAGATATCTATACAGGCTTAGTGTCCAACGCCCACCAATTCCGCGGCCTCCGCCAAGGCGCCAATGTTAACATAGAGGCAACCCAAAACGATCTAAGAGTATCCTATCTAGCCTCATCAGTTCCCGCCGCCCACACCGCTGGTATTAGTAACTCACTATCATCAGATATACTACCAACACTATCTTTACCAGGCGATTGGCGCGCAGGAAATCAAGACGCGAGCCCTGATACTCCAAGCATATCTCCTATAGCAATAAATCATAACGGCGCTCACCTATATCCATGCGGTACATTCAGCGCCTACGATCTAAAGAGATATCCCCACAACGGACATAGAAGAATAGCTGGCGAATCCATAGCCTCACATAGTGGATTCTATGGATACGCTGATGGCTATCATATCGCCCCTGAAGCAATAGCTGGTAAGACGCTTCAATTCGTAGCTAGAGGCAGAGTCAAAATAGTACGTCCTGATACGTTCATTGAGTTCGTATTCGAGCCCGATGTACGCCTCTCGCCGCCCGTACACTCACCTTCGCCCTCAGTTGATCAAAGAATGGTCTTCTTTAGTGATGAGGTGGGTGTATCTTGGAGCGATGATACATACAGACCATGCGAGTTCTCAGGCACCGTCACATTCAGTAATTACAACTCATGGCAATGGTCAGGTTTGTTCACAATAACCGGTCTGTCTGGCCAAGTAATCATGAGCCGCCTAGTTAGTGGCTCAAAAACTGATTCGAACTTCAGCTATCTAGACGGCGCCTTACTAGGTATCCGCTATAGAATTGATTGCATAGCTAATAAGCACATCTGGAATAACACGTTCCAAGGAATAGGTAACGAGCTCCGCTGGAATCACTTCATGATAGGGCCTCAATGATCACACCTCCCGGATTGGTTCGTTATATGCCTAATAGCCAGTACACGCTGGCTAAAGTCACATTCCCTTCGCCTAGTGTTATGGCAGCTATTGAAGCTAGCGCGGATAAAGTAGTAAGAATGTGGTGGCATGAGCACGGCGGCGCGATGTATAACCCTAACCTAAACTCATTAGGCAACTGGGCCGAGGGTACTATAGGAGTAGAGCTGCGCCGGCGTGGAGCCGTAATTATTGATTACGAGTATCCGCCGTCAGGTAAGTACCAGCTTTATGAGGGTAGTTTTAGTTGGGAATCGCCCCAAAGTAAGCTAATGCCTCGTAACAATGAATACGAGATGATGGAGCGCGCCTACTTTCCTGATTCGTTACAGTATGCGGCGCGAGTTGTTCAGTACTTCAAAACACGGGCGGATGATTATGATTTCATTGACGCACTCTATTTTGCACAAACTGGGCAGCACTGGCCGTCGCCTGGAACAGGCGTGTATATCTCTACCGATCCAAACGACTGCGGTCGCAGCGGCGTATCTTCAGGAGTATGGCGCTCTGGTTATGTTAACTTCATGCGCGATGGGGATTTCGGATATAGTGGCGGCCCAGTAACGAATCAACTAGATCTATACTATACCCATAATCATTTGTGCAACATCTTCTTAGATCTAGAAGGTGGGCAGACGATTCTATCGTCGTTCTCAACAACCGGCCCCGCTGGCTGGGATACCAAATACGGTGATTATGGCTGGTGTGGTGGTTATCTATTACCTGGACGAGGTATGTATACCATCCCGCCCGTATCTTGGGTAACCACACAACAGCGGGTGAAGCAGCGGATGGATTTTAATTTCTTATTGAAGGCCTCGAACCCGCGCGCTACTGAGGTGCGTTATATCTGCAACAACGACACTGATCTAGATGCCCGCTCCCCTACCGCACCTTATTATGGTACTGGATATGGTTGGCCTAGTGCTGCGTATAACTATGGCAGCACCCTTAGAATAGGGGTTGTGACCACGAAGTATGATGACCTGCATCATCCGATTAACCAGTTCTGGTTAGCTGATAGGCTAATCGCCTTAGGTAATCAAAATGTGTCGCTGAACGCAGGTAGGTCGATGATTAACAACGATGCGACTACGCGCGGTTATGTTAGCGTGACTAACTTCGTGACCAATAGATTGAACGGGTTCTTAACATCGGCTGGATGGACTAGATACATATGAGCCACTTGGTTATCTTGACCGGCGGGTTTGTTCGTAAGAACCCTAATTCCCCGGCCTCTCCCACAGAAGTATTAGGTGGTCACCATATTCTAGACATATCGTCTGGTGGAACAGGCGCTGCTAACAACACGGCGGCGCTTAATCGCCTATTTGGTGCGGTAACAAAGGGCCAGTTTGCTGTATTTGATGGTACTAATGTAGGCCTGTTCTCTCCAGGTCCTAATGGTAGGTACCTACAATCAAACAGTGCGGCCCCATTTGGTCTTAGCTGGAATAGCCCTGCTGGCGGTGGCGGTGGCGCACCTGCTGCACACGCGTCTACACACCAACACGGTGGTTCAGATCAAATCGCTACAGCAACTGCTGCAGCTAATGCGATACCTAAAGCTAGTTCAGGTGGTCTATTAGATCTAGGTTGGTTGCCCAGCATGCGTTTAGCTAGCCCCCTTGGTGGTGGCTTGCGAGGCCTAATGAGCTCACCTGCGCTATCTGATAGATTAAAGGTGTTTAGAGGCGGAGGCTATGAATCACCTAGCCACGCCTGGTTGCTAAATGGTGGCACAAATACCCACGCACAGATAGATAGCCACATAGCTGCTACAACGGACATACACGGCGCTGTTGGCGGTCTTGTTGACTTGTCCAGCATCCAGGACTTGAGAAATAAGCGTCTTATAGGCAAGTTGTATGTTTCTGGATCACCAGTAGGAGGCTCAGTCAGCTTCATTATCGCAGTCAGCCCTAACACTACGCAACAGTATGTACGCTTTACTACCACTGGGGGCACCACCTCACCATTCTACGGCTTAGCCATTAACGCAGCCGCAGGCACTGGTACAGGGTTCAGTAACTACCTGCGCCTATCAGCAACAACAACCGGTGACTCTACAGTGTCTCCGCGAGACTTCTTACTGCAGCCCGCTGGTGAAGGCTATGTTCGTATAGCCCAAGGCTCTGATAACGCTGCTGGTACTAATAGATACAGACGAGCTGTTGTTGCTAATGATTTCTTCTTTAGAACTGTTGAATTGTGCTCACCTGCGTTCAACTTGGCTGGTACGGGCACAGTAACTCCCACAGGCCAGACAAACTGGAACGGTAGTATAGCAACGCAGGATGGGGCCTTACGCTACAGCCAGCGTGACAAGGTCACGTATATGTACCACCACAACAGTGGTACGCCCCGTATTCTCAGCACTGACTCTTGGTTAATGCACGCATGGTCCGAATCAAAGAGCCCGGATAAATACTTCGCGTTCGGGCAGTATGACGGAACCCCGGACTTCTTCACCGATGTTTACGGATTCGTGTTCCCTTATCCCACTACAGTAACAGAAATGACCGCGTGGCGCAGAAGCCCACTAGAATCGCCGTTATTACAGCTGCGTAGAGGTGGGGCGCCTGTTACTAGCATCCAATTCCTTCCTGGACAGGGTGTGCGCACCACTGGGGACATCTACCAGAACTTCGGCCCTAACGAGCCTATACAGATTTATGTGGCGAATAGATCTTTTGGTGCTGGTCACGCCACCATAACTGTAAAAAGACGCTACTCACCGTGATAACACCTAATCGCGTAACGGTTTTCTTCACATATGAGTCACCAGCTGGGGCGCCTGTCACCGTAAGCCCTGTATCCGTCCGTGTTTATGGACAATCCGGCGCCTCTCAGTACTTCTCACCAGCTAACCCTGCTATAGTAGAGGCTGGTGGTACATACACTGTATCAGATATTGATGTTTCAGGGTATGGTGGTTACTATGTAGACACCTTGTGGCGCTTTAGAAAGCCCGGGCAGCTATCCCCATTAGTCGAGTTATGGACTAAACACTCTTTTTTACCTGGATCTATTGATTTTACGGTATCTAAGGTGCTCCAATGGTCCGCTAGTCCTGGTTTGTTCTATGTAGAGAAGCAATACCAGAGCGAGTCGCCTACTTTTGTGGGAATAACAGCGTATCAATTGTTCGCGGACACAAACCTAACTAACCAAACGACCTATAATGTCTATCCATTAGTGGTTGGGCAGGCTGGGTCCCCTTCCTTAGGTAGCCCGCTGGTTACAACAACAACTGCACATAGCAGACCGATGTGCGTAATAGGTGGAATGCTTTCATCAGCTGATGTATCGGCCCGCTTTATAGTCCATCACGCCGATACAATCAATAAAGTAGGTAGTATTGAGAACACGATGTGGCAGGAGATTAAAGCCCCTGTTAACGCTGATGGTTCTTACGCAATCGCGTTCGCTCAGGGTACAATTCTAATAGCGGAAATACCCGCAATCGGTCATGCCCGCCGGTTCATTGTGCCTAACACCTCTTTTGCGGATTTGGCCACAATCCCATACACATCCTTAGAGATATATAGAGCTCCTTAATGGCTGATAACGAATCACTGAGTCAAAATCTTAACCTAAGAAAGCCCGATAGAGGGTCTTTCGAAGGCGTTTGGGATGTTCCGGCCAACGAGAACATAGACAAGATTGATAATCTGTTCAGTGCGGACGCTGTTGCTGGCGGGCACGAGCATACGGGTCAACCTGGTCAAGGCCCTCAGCTTGCTCACGACAACTTAACTGGCGTTGGGACCAATACCCACGCGCAGATCGACTCACATATTGCAGACTCAGCGCTGCATACTGATGTGGCTATAGGTACTGTTAGTGGTGAAGAGCTCAATAACAGCGCGGTTACTGTCACATCGACCGCTGTAACCACAATAAACTTTCAAAATGCTGCGCTGATTGAGACAGCACCTGGTGTTGTTACTGTAATACCTAGAGGCGTGTCGGGTACAACAGGCAGCTCAATGCTGTTTAGTAAACCTGAGAGCGCCGCGGTAGCTTATACTGACAACTTTAACTGGCCCACAGGTACACAGCTGGTCCAACACAGCTGGGTTACGTGGCTCTCTGCGTTAAACGCGCATTCGGATTGGTTGATTGGCGGAACACAGAGCCCGTATACGTTCCTTCGTAATGACAACTCTGGCGGAAGCATCCTCCAACAAGGCTATTCAGTAGCTCATTGTCGCGGGCACATTCCTCATGGAACAGCCCAGCGCGTCACATTATATGTAGAGCACTTCCGTCCTATAGAAGACAGCGGCGTTCCTGTATCTGGTGACGCCTCTCTAGCCGCTATTAAGCCTACCGATAGACTATGCCTATCACTAGATCTATTATCAGGTGTAGGTTCTGGCGGTGATTTGAACAGACCCACAGCGCAGGGTTTAAGCCTCTTACTGTATAACACAGGCGGTAACATATCCGCTGCTCTAAGCATAAAGGTTGCGCCTACAGCAAACGAGGTCATTTGGTCCGACTTCAGTGGATCAGACTTAGGCAATCCGCAGACCTCTGCATTTATGGAAGGCTGGCACGAGCTATCGCTACGTAGACATCCTACTATAGCAGAAGCGTTCTATATCCATTACTACAGAAATGAAGGCTTAGTTTGGACTAAGCTGTTCAATCCCAATAGCACTGTGGTGACGGAGTCTGATTTTGCTAAGGCCATTATTGACCTAGTAAACAATCTAATAGCGAGCACACAGCCTTCATATGGCCGCATAGGCTTTGCTGTTTCATACAACCTATCTGATTCTCTGCGCCTATACGAGTTCAGAGTTAAGCACGTAGCTATCGGCAGCGCGGACGACGATTCGAATGTAGGTATTGTAACTATACCTACTCCAGATGTTGTACAGCCTCCCGAGCCGGCTTGTGTTGGTGGTGTATTCGGGCCGCCTACGCCTGGTTATCTACCCAACGAAATATTCCCGTTCGATCCTGATAATCCTGGCACTGTGTGGACTATTAGCGGGGCGTTCGAAGCGCCGTTCGGTGGTCTACCTAATGGCGACGGCTTCATTGTAGGAGCCACATCGGGCGGCATCCCTACAACGTATAACGTGTTCTGCAGCCCGCCCCGGCCTGGTAGCCCGCTAGTTAACTACATAGTATACGAGAACCAAACAAACGCGTCACTAACACTATCTGATGCTGAAGGTGTTGATGTGGGTCTATATGGCTACAACCTACCTAGACACACTCCTGAGGCGCTGTTAGACAACACACTCATATACGCGCTGACCAGCATACCTGTGAATTACAACACCACGGGTACGATTACAAATACCTATTACAGCACCGCTGTACCGCTGCCTGCAAACGGGCCTATAACCCTAGTGGGTGTAACAGGCGAAGACGACGAGCTGACACAATCGGGTCTTACTGAGTACAACGTAAGATATAACACGAACTCCAGAATACCTTGGGGCGCTAAGTTCAGAATTGAGACCGTAGCCCCGTATGAGGATACGTTCGTTGCTAACTGGGTGAACATAGAAGTAGGTGTGCCGCAAGCACAGCTTGTGTCTATGTCGCTCCTCAAATTCCACTCAGTGCGTAATGTGTGGGAGACTGTTGAGCTCGGGCTGCCCTCGTACACTTCTGGATCTACCACAGATGGTGGTTTGATGCTCGAAGGTGAGAACATCGCTACCACCTTGGTCATCAATAACTTCCCGTACGGCACGCGCTTCTGGAATGATGACAACGGGTTCGTTAAATCCACTGGCGAGCAATGGTCGTCTCTGGACACCAGAGGAAACGACCTCGATTACGCTGTACCGCCTATATTGGATTTTGCTCCTAAGATGGGGCTTAATACCGACACGGCCGGCGCGGATCTTAACAATAACCCGCTTCTTGTGACTAGAGCCGACGTCATAGTACCAGGTACACTCGCTCAAGGAAGCGCGGTATTTGAAGACACAACAACGGCGCCGCAGTCTTCGTACATAAAGACATTAGGTGGCCTACCGTATACGTTAATCAACGACGATATAGTACAGAATCAATATCCTGGTGCTAGCTCATGGTTTATGCACGGTAGACTGCGTTATGGTCTAGCGTCCACATCATTATCAGAAACAGCTGGTGTAGTAACGTCGCTGAGTGCGCCTATGATGCGTACTTATATACCTACGGCCACAGGCACACCAGTACAGAGCGTCATATTCCATGGGCAGGTAATACCTAACAACCCTGTAGTAGTCGCGTCGTCTATTACCACGACTACAGCAGGCGCCTCCGCTACTATAGTGCTAGATGTGCGCGGGCATCACGATAGGTGTCTAAGCAAAGACGGCTCTTTTGATGATAATGATATGCTCGTCACAATAGTGTCGGGTATAGCTACCATCGACTCTACAGTCAAGACATTTGTCATGCCTGACGGCTCCTTGAATGCAGCGCCCCCCACTGGAGCTAACGGGTTAGCTAAGATACGTGATTCGTTGCGCAGGTTTACATTAAATGTGACGCTTGCTGGTGCACCTGGGCCCATTGTTTTGCGGTTAAATAAGCAGGCCGCCTCTGCTTGGATAACCAGCCAAGGCGAGGCGCTTACTACGGCCTTAACAGATGCTGGCTATACGGGTATTACAGGCATTACTGATTACCAGGTAGGTACGGTAAGCGGCGTTGCGGCTATTATACAAGATGGTGTGGTTAAGCCAAGCGGCGCACCTAGTCCGGAGATACGGGAGCAGTTTGCTGCTGAGACGTTCCATATGTTTATTAGAGGCCATGTGTGGAACGGCGCACCTGACGGTACTACACTAACCCAAACAGCTACAACGATCATTAACGGCGCTGCTTACACCATTCTTGATGTGTTGAGCGAGAACGTTAACGGGGCGATCACTTTCCAGCAGATGGTAAAGATAGCCAGCGGTGTTGGCACTGGTGGTCTTTATGAACGATGGGCCGTGACAGTGGCCTGCCCTGACCCTAACGACGCTATACCCGGCACGTTTACTAGCGTGGTCATATCTGTTCGTAATCCTAATGGAACACCGACAGCGTTACCGGCTATACCGCTAATAGAGCAGCCTACCCCAGTAATAACGGCCGCGGGCATATTGTCTGATGATGGGGTTAGCCTAGTAGGCACGTGGGATATAGCCGACCCCGCTACTAAAACACTAATAGTGACCGCTACAGGCGTACGTAGTAACCTCACTACAGGCCTGGTCACCGATATCATCACTGTTGAATCAGATGGTGCACAAGCCCCGCTAGTTCCTGTTGATGGTGAGCAATGGTATGTGTACCCCTCTATAGCAAACAGCTATTTCTGCGAATACCAACGCGGTGACGACCTATCTAATCCCAGCACTACATACGCTAGTGGGGATACTTTCTCCGTAACGGTCACCAAGCGCGTTATTGCAGGCACGGCTAATGAAGATACTGACGTAGGGTTTATCCTTATGGAGGCGCTCCAAGTAGCCGGCCCGTCTTGGCAATACAACACACCAAACTTCTTATCTTCATACGCCCCTGAAACGCCCGCAGCAATGACAGCCGCGGCTAGTTCACAAACACGGCGTGTGCCTGCTGGCAGAGAGGTGTTCTTAACCGTCCCGCAGGTAGATGAGTACTTTGAGTTTGTATTACCGGGTCAATTCCGCGTATCGCTTCCGGCCGCCCTGGACTTGAATTTCGAAGTGGATTTCTTGGACAGTGACGGCGTCTCCATTCTTAATCAAGACTTTAACAACGGTAAGGCCGTCATAACGGCTGCTAACAGAAACCAACTCGTTGGCTATGGTAGAGTTAACACAGAGACTGAAGGAAGCCTCATACGTATAAAGGTTACCAACCTAGTCACTTTAGAAGAATCGACCTATCGTACTGCTGTTAGTGTATTACCGGCTAGAGTACCCAGCGTTCGTTACGTGGTCGCTGACGTAGTCGAAGGTACTTCAAACAACATCATAAAGGTATACGGAAGTAACTTCTTGGCTAAGCCCGCTCCTGCTGGCGCCCCCTCTATATTCAGGGGCACTAGCATAGATAACGACCCCGCTGGCATCGTCACTAACATTATCGAGATATCCACAGCAGATGACCTGCTTATCTACTCTATTGATGTGGCCGCTGGAACAGCTGGCGGCACTATTGGCGTAGAAACACAATATGCAGCCGGCGAAAGAGCTATATTCCCAGGACTCATAATCGTTCAAGATGCTGTGGCCGCTACACCACAAGTAGATGAGTTACTGTTCTACGGCGCAGGTGATCAGAACATTGTGGATAGTGGCGGCACGCCTTCTATTCCTGCAGTAGGCCCTACGGCTACAGCTAGGCTGCGTATAACAGGCACCGGCTTAAACAGCCGTTCTGTCAGCAATGCGTACCTAGTCATATGCGGTGAGGCTAATCTGGATAGCAATCCCAATAGACGGGAGAGCTTACCTGGCCAAGCACTACACCCGCTGTATAAATTAGGGCCCAATCACAAGATATACAGAACGTCTGTTGTTACACAGACTGAGACTGAGCTAACGGTTAACTTCCCTGCGCCCATTACGCTAGCTAACGCTAGATGCCGTCTATATTTAGAGAGACCGGCCTCACATCCGTCTGGTGCGGGCGTGTGGACGAGCGCTCAGATTGATGCTACCGGCGTAACATCTGTGCAGGGCGGTTTAACTAACTATGGCGTAACTATACAGTACGGTGGTTATCCATATAACCCGTATCTAAATAGAGATACCGGCGTGAGTGCGACCACTGTGTTACCTGCCGCCCGTGCTGCTACAACAAACACTTTTGCTGGCGGCGGCGCTCCACTCGTGGTACGCTTCACTACAGCCTTCACATCTGGACGCATTCCGCAGATACTGGCGGTGCCTGATCCTGATTATGGCTCTGCTTTCAGAATAGAGAGCGTAGTCCTACGTCCTAATAGACTAGAACTAGAGATAGTACTGTACCCGCCTGAGGCTGGTGTGACCGATACATATCCGCTGCCGGTGTATGATCAATCAATACACCCAGTAGCCTGTGGTCTTGCTTTAGCTAACGGTACGCCGATATTTTCTGTACTATTAGGCGAAGCTGACTGGGGCAACACGACTGACCAGATCTCGTTCAGCTAAAATAAAGGCCGAAGCCTTTTATTTTAGGGCGGCCTTTTATTTTAGAGGGCCTTTACAGCCAATGTTAAGAAGCCTACGGTTATGGCGCCAAAAGCTAGGGTAGCTATGACGCCAAGCACCGCGTACGAGATGGCGGTCAATCGTTGCTTAGCCGTTGGACATGTTGCTGCGTACATACCTGATTGAGCAAAGCTTGCCGTTAACAGGGTCCATAAGAAGCCTGTGAGGCCCCGAACCCAGTTGTTCAGTTCTGGTACGCCAAAAGGCGCGTCGTTCATGGTTAGCACATACATCATTATGCAGCTTATAAGCACGGCGAAGGACCCTGGCGTCTCTGCTTTGTGTATAAGTGTGTCTTTTAGTTCGCGCACGTTCTTTATTGCGAAGTAGTAGGAGATGAGGAGTGCTATAACGACCGCTGAGGTTAGGAATGCGTTCATTGTTATCCTGTCAACAGCTCCAAGCCGCATATACCGAAAGTTAAGGTTCCTACCACTCCTACAGACATGGTTACGTATGTACCGAATGTTCTCTTCTTCTTAAAGAACGCGTATACGCCGCCTCTAAAGGTAGCAAGCGACAGGATGGCCCACAGCAGGCACGTCACCCCGCACAATACGTCATGGTAAGGGCTTGTTTCTGTAGAAACGATGATAAGCGAAGATATAATGGTAAACCCAAACAGATAAAGCGGCGGACCGCTCTCGTCTTTTATCGTATCTGGCCCAAGAGTTAGCGCTTCCTTTAATGTCTTATAGAACAGCACACTGGTGCCTAGTACGCACACTATAAGGGTAGTTGTTTCTACGTCGGTCATTTGCGTACCGCCCCTACTGTGTCCGAGAATAGAGCTATTGCTGCGAATAGAGTAACTATGCTAAATATTGTCACAAGAGCGTCGCCCGCATTTTGGCTAGACTTGCTGCGTGCATCACCAGCGAGGTAGGCTCCCACGACTGTCATAACTATACTGAATATACACAGCGCGGATAAGACCACCTTTGTCTCGGCTACACTACTCATTCTGGCGTTCCTGTAGCGACTACCCCGGCAAAACCAACAACGATCATACCTATTCCGTGTATTAGCAGTGTCTTTCTGTTCATGCCCTCAAGCTTTAGGGCCACAATAGCGCTGAATAACCCGACTAGTGAGCAGAAGAAGAAGCCTATGGCCAGCGAGCGTGCCTCTACAACTACGTCTATGGGAATTATTTGCACGTATATTAGGGGAACAGCATACAAGCCGCATCCTATTATCGCCTTGTTTACAAAAGGTCTCGCATCATCGTTCACTGCGCCTGCTGCTGAGGCGCTGATAAGGCTGGTTATTACGAAAACGGTCAGCGCTACAACCATCAGCGAAAATATACCGCCGAGTAGAAGGTCAATCATAGCGGCCCAGCCACCACTTCGTTGGGTAGTGCCGCTATGAAAGTGAACAGGCCGACAGTTATGTAGAATATTCCCATAAGAACGAGATGCAGGAAAAGAGCGTGCCTGGCCCCGCCGGCTACCACTAGTATTACGCCGCCCATCACGAGTATGTGGGTTGACCCTATTTGCATAAGGATGTACTTAAACTCATCACCAACCGGAAGCAGGTACGTTGCTACTCCCATGGTTGCAAGGTAAATACAGCAGAAGATGTTGACGTCTCCGGAGCGTGGTAGGTTACCGTCTTTTTGGGCTTCCACGGTTGCGGTAACCAATGATTGAATCTTAAAAAGGCCTACTAGAAGGCTTATAACGTATACCAGTAGAATAACATCATTGTCTCTGATCAAAACGCCTGTCAAAAGGTTTCTCCGTTGAGGACTCTTATGAGGCACACAGTCCAGTAGAGGACACAGATGGCGGCGCTGAACACCGCCCACATCGGTAACTCGGGTTGTTTCTTGTTAGGCACTAAATTGTATTTCGATCTGGCTAAAGGCGGCACGTTGCGCTGCTTCTTCAATCGTATTGGCTACAGGGAGTATATCAGCGTCATATAGCGGGTATGTTTCATTATTAAAGTATTCCTCTAGGCGCTTCTCTAGGAATGTCTCTTTAGAAGGTGCGTAAAATGACTTGTCTATAAAACGCACCAGCTCTCGCCTAGCGTTCTGTTTGGGCGGCAACATGTGGTTCCAACTCTACGATTATGTCCTTAATCAACCATACGTCCACTATATCAGATCGAGCTATTCTGGGCAGGCGGATCGGCGTTCCATAGGCGATGTGTGTGTCATCTATGATGTAGAAGTCCTCAGGATAGTCGGGAACAAAACCCTCGTCGAAAAACAGGTCTATGATTTCATATATCTTATGACGCGTGTCTTCGCTTATTTTTCCCCCCAATCCAAGCACTCTGTGTGTCCCGCCGATATTTCGACAATCTCCAGGGCCGCCGGCACCTCTACTACAAGAAAGCGCTCCAATGCTGGATGAATGTGCATTTTCGATACAGCACATTCCGTTGGCGGTGTTTTTATAAATGCATTCATTATGTCTGTTACAATGTTCCCACGGCTCGCCAACGTAAGCGGCATCACTCGCTCTCGCGTACAGATACTGTGGTTATAATACAATCAAGGAAGATGGCGGAAGCCACTCCTTCGCGCACGAACCAAGCAATGTTCGCACTGTGTAGGCTCTCTAAAGAGCGCCCCCCTCTTTTCTTTTTCGGATTGTATCTACTTGTGGCGGCCTCTGATATTACAAAGTACTTGTATAGAGAATTGATAACAATGTTCTCGTTAGCTATCAAAACCTCGCGTTGGGAGCTCATCATTCGCCATAGTTATCGTTGAAGCCTACTATATCGACCCACGTTGGGATAGTCGCATCAAACATCCTAGGTGCGAGGTCCTGCGGTATTGTTTTCATAAGGCTGATGACATGCTCTACCCGTCTTAGCGGTTGGTATTTTATGAATTGACGATCTATCACAAAGATCAATATCTTTTCGGCTGTTCGAGTAGGTCTAAACCGCATAGATGCGCTGCTTGGTTGGGTCTAGGTGGTTTTCCGCTGATACATAGATGCTGTCCGCCTCTGCAGCTTTTACTACCATCGACAGCTCGGCTCTCATAAATTTAAGCTGCAACCACAGTTCCTCACCAATGTTTGGTAGAACCGGCGGTGTTATAAGAAAGCTAGTTCTGATAAAGTGTTTTACGCATATCTGTCCAATAATATCAAATTGAGAGTTGAAAGAGTTAGTAAGCATTGTCTTTTAGCATTCTAAATCCTCGTCAGCTATCCTCGTCTCCACTGAGACCAGTATGACGAATGCGTCGCGGTATCTATCCGGGGTTACCTTTTGGTACATATCATCTAAAACCTTATCGGATTCTATAAAAGCGTCGCCTATCTGGTCAATCAATGAGCGATGCCTGTCTAGTCTAGTTTCTTCAGCTGTCATTGTATCGGAACATCCCATCTGTGGTGTCTGCCTATGTTTGCAAATATTTCCTGTCCCAGGAGGGCGCGAGCCCGCATCCGAATCTCTGGGACAGGCATATGTAGATCTGTGTAGTATATGAGGGTATCTGTAGTTAAAAACCCTTTTACCATATATATGGTCAAACTTACCTCAGCAGAGTAGCTCATGTTCTAGGAGGTTCAGGTCTGTGGTTATGCGTTCTACGGATAGCATAGCCCGGGATACAGCCACTACTGAAGCACCAGTGCTCTCCATTAGAGAATAGAGTTTGGATAGTATCAGCGCTAGCTCAATACCGTCATCTAGGAAAGACTCGTCTATTGAGTCGTGAAGGGATGTGTATCTCATGGTGAGTCTGCTTGGTCTACTGCTCTATTGACATCACTGTGTACACCCAAATTACTGCCAATATCCATGAGGTTATGAAAAACGTTCGGGTACTTAATATAGAATAAGTACCTTTTTGTACTATCATGTACCATATCAGCTCCCGCCCACACATCCACAAAGTCGTGGTTGAGTACCTTCTCTAACGCTAACCTATCCACGGATATAATCATGATACAACCGCGGTTCTTATGCCCATTATAGGTACGCGTCTAGTGTGCTCGCTGAGTATGGGGCCACAAACAGGACAATCGCTGTTTGCGAAGGACTTTGTTAGTATAATCTCGCGGGTTTGTTTGTCCCACGTCACGTGAAAGAAATCACCCCTGTAGAATCTCTTTTCTACCACTTCGGTAATAATGTGATCAGAGAGATGGGTTGTCATCTGTAAGTGGGTTGGGGTACTCTAAGAGACCGAATCTTCTACGTAAGAAGGCTGGTTAGCTCTGTGAGGCATACGTATCCCATCCGGCGAAATGTCGCTCCACGCCGCCGCCTGCGCTCCGGAGCTAAGCCGACCCATAATTTCGAACCAGGCTCTTCTTGGGTAGCCGTGATGGCTGAGCTGTTCTACAAAGATATCTTTATAGATGTCTTGATCTACGAAGGTTTTTGCAACGCTTATTAGGATGCCTTCTCGCATTACAGCCTCGCGGTCTTTAACCCACCCCAAAGAAGACCATCGCGGTTTCTGGGCCTTTCAGTGCACCCATAAGGCTGGTTAGCTCTGTGCGGCTTCTTATATTATCCAGCACCTCGTAGGAGACCCAGGTACCAAGGCGCTTCTCTAATAAAGACTGAACCTCATCTCGGATAGATCGGTGCTCTACTATGAAAAGCTCCTTTCTCATCACGTTATCTGATAGCCACGTCCCTATGTCAGTGACATGTCTCATTTAAGACCCTCTCCGTGACCCTGTCTAAGTTTATACCCTCGCGGTCAACAGACACGCCGAGCATATCCCAAATTTCGAGTATTCGTGCCGCGTATATTTGATTAACGGCTGTATCGAGCTCGGTGTACTGGCTTTTTATAAAACCCATATTTACTTTATGCGGGTAGGCTTTATCTAGGCCCATAGGATAACAAGTCTCGTCTCTAGGTCTCTCACTGATCTGCGCTCAACGACTGTTTTAATGCTGTCAACTATTCTTATATCGCTCTGTCTGAGGTCACCTGGCATGCTAAAGTAAAGCTCATTTTCCTCGTCATACGGGTCAATGAAATACGGGTCTATGATTAAATCAGCTAAGGTCTTGTATTGGGGGTACTGCATTACGGGCGGCTCGTTCTATTAATTGTACATTTAAAGGAGTAAGGTCTAGTAGGATGCTAAGTTGACGCAGCGAGGTCGTTTTACAAACCGCTGCTATGTCGCATACTAGGTCGGTTTGATAACGCCAGGCGCTTATAAATCCCAGGTCTGATCTATGTATAGGGTTCATGTATTAAACACCTCCCTGCCTCTAAACTCCAAAATCTCAATAACTCGCCCAGAGGCGCTGTACATAGCCCACATGTCCATCACCTTACTTGGTCTACATATAGGCATATCGCCTATCGTTTCATCATGTAACTTCCATGGATGTATAAATTCTCTGCTAATTGCTTCTTCTAGCCGGTTATAATCTGTGCGAGCCCCTCTAAAGGTCATCATGGATTCCTTCAACCTCTCTAACGCTCATAAACAAATCTATAGGATCGCAGGAATCTAGCATGTGATCCATTATCTCCGGGCGGGGGTGGGCTACACGCCAAATCGCGTAAGTGTGCTGAACGCGCCCGCTGTTAGTGTCGGTAAAAGACCTTTGAATATAATCCAGCAGTTCCTTATTCGAGGACATCTGCTATATGCAAGTGGCCCGCACGAACGAGCCGAATTCTTTTTACATCAGCTGCATCATCGATCATTTGGTCTATTTGCAGCATATAAGCGGCATACATCGTCCACGGCTCTAGGAAGCGGCTTGCTACAATATCATCTAGCTGTTGAAGGGTCATCTAGTAGCTCTATTGACCACGTCCGTTCTGCTATAAAGAAAATGTGCTCAGATAGTGGCTGCATCAGGCCGTCTTTTCTGTATTTTACAAAATATGATTGGCCTTGGTTAGCCATATTTATGAATAGATGTGGGGACACGAAGTCCCTTTTTATGATGTCATTTATTTGTGTAAGGGGTATCATCTAACATCTCTGGTGCCCATACACGGTGTGCCATAGAGAAAATGTGGTCAGCTAGATGATTTAGCAGTTCGTAGTTTATGCCTATTACAAACTCTTTTTGGTCTTGTCTAGTCATTCCTAGAAATAGATACGGGTCTAAAAACCCCAGGTTTTTTGCGTCAGGACAGTCCAATATGCGCCTCTTCTGTATCTATTGACGACGTTGCCTCGGGGAGTAGGCTAATTAAAGTCATCATTATTTCCGTTGAGGGAAAAACACGGGAGCATAGGTTAGATATTTCTATATTCATTCTATGGACTGCATGCGCATGCACTATGTCCTTAGCACTTATTATTTTAGACTCCGGCTCAATAAAACTGATTTCGTACAGAATATTTCGCGTTCGGTTATTCACTGACATTGATCCAAAGCCTCTTCTACAGCCTCTTCTAGACTATCTTCTAGATTATCGAGCACCTCAGCATAGCAGTCTGTAACGTATGCTGGCAGTATCTCTCCCTTTCCGAGAAAGCGGTACCACTGCTCGGGTGGTATTTCTATACGTAGGAATCCTATAGTCAACTTAGTAAGATCAGTCTTCAGCTGGAGCCTCAATTTCGGTGCTTGCAAACACAACCGCATCCATTGCATAGGACATTATTATGGCTGGTTGGGCAGGAAACATGTTCGCAGGGTAGCACCCGGTTTCGCATATAACCTCGTTTTTCATCCAGAAAGAATGAGCCTTATCAAAACCAAAGACTTCAGAAAACTCGCAGAGTATAATGTCTTTTTTAAGTTTAGGTATTAACGGCTTCATACCATGCGTCCACAAAAAGGTGAGAGAGGTCTCTTTCGCGTGTCGATTGTGTTAAATCATAATCACTGCCCTTATACAGCGCGGCTAATTCTGATAGTTCTTTCACATAAACCCCCCGAAAAAACCCCGCGGTCGCTCGGTTTAGTAGCGCGCCGTGTTCGTTCTCGATTCGATAGTCAACTGTTATGTCGGTTTGCATATTGAGCATAGTAGATCGCTGAGAGTACCCCTATATCAAGATCGGCATCTAGAACGCGGAACGGAGGCCTCCTAAACAGCTCTTGCGCGTACAGGTCTGTTATTTTGACATGCTCATCTATAAGGCGGCGGTATTCCTGTATAAGGAAATTCGCGCCTATATGATTCGCTACCGAGACTATAGCCGTTGCTAGCTCGTCTAAGTCCACTCGGCCTCTTCGTCGAGTAGTCGATCGAATGATACTGCGTCGGTAGCTCTGGACATGTCCCATCTCATAATAGCGAGCGTGTACCTAGTTCCGTAGGACAGCCTACTTTCATGTGCCTGCTGTCCTACGTCACAGAACCTCGTCGGATCCAAGGTGTGTTTTTTGAACATCGTGTCAATCATGCACGCATGAGCGTAGTCCATCATAACGCACTAGTCTACCCGCATACTTGTGTACAGGTCTTCAACAACTTCGTGGTTAAACCACATACTCGCCTGTCTGCGGGCGCCTTTGAAAAAAGTGACCTCCCAGAGGAGATCGCCGCACGGTATAGCATCGTTGGGCCCTAGTTTGAACCCGTTTATAGTTACAGCCCGGGCCTCCAACAAGCGCCGTCTCTCAGACATGGAGGCGTTGGATTCTTGTTGTGTGCTGGGCACGTGAGTGAGCCCTCTTAGGAATGCTAAGGCCGAGCCTTCGGCGAATAGTGGCGCGGCTTCAACAGCCCGTGCGCTTGATTGTAGTCTATCTAGCGCCTCTTCTTTTGTTTTAGCGCCCTTGATTTTTTTGAAGGCGGCGCCTAGCGCCTCCCGGGTGAAACCCATAGACTGTAGTTCTTCTCGTGTAAGCACGCGGTCAACGCTTCTTTGGTAGGTAGTCCTGTTCTATAAGGCAGATAATATTGTTTACAGTAGTGTGTGTTTCTTTATTGAGCGCCAGCGCATCATCTAGTAGGCTGTGAACGATACGCCTGTGTTCGTGCATATCATTACCGTTAGGTAGATGCTTGAGCCTCCACATAAAAGCATCCAAGCGGTCGCACAGCTTCAAAACCCGCTTCTCTTCGTCGGTGAGTTTGTCTTCTATATAACCGAAGCCCAAAGAAGCGCGGCCATTTTTCTCTATACCATCCACCATATTTTTTAGCTCAGGATGAGTTAGTTTCGTGGGCGTGCTTATGTCGCCAGTGAACCACTCTCCTAAGTCGTGTGTCAGCGCAAACAACAGCGCTTCTTTCGATATAGTGGGCATCAGTTGGACAGCTAATAAAGCTACGCGACATTGATGCCCTGCTATCGAATCATTTGAGTCACTTAAATCCGGATCGGTGTGCCATCTTTTTACAAAAGTGGCCAACCAGGTTCTGTACATTTTTGTCATTTTACCTTTTTATCTATACTTTCGTACGTTTGTCTGCCTGTCTATTATATGCTCTATAGCGATTTCCGCACCTTAGATACAACTGCTTTACTTTTAGCATTCCGCTTCAATGCTGAAATCTTCGAGGTCAGATAATACAGCAGCACCCTCTATTAAGGTGCTTATTGATAAGAGCACGTCTAAGCCGACTAGTGTATATATCTTCGGTAGTCCATAATTCAGGTGGAGCATGTGTCTAGGACTACAAATATAGCAGATCAGATCATTATTAGTCATCCCAGGCTCTTTCGCAATCAGCCACTCCAGGAATCCAGACAATATCAACAGCATTAACTATTTCGTCTTCTAGCTCAAAACATTCGGACAAACCGAATAAACGGGAAGAATCGCGGCCTAGGTCGGCAAACCATACAGGCACTCTGTAGGCTATAAACCAGGTATATAGCGGGAATTTCTCTAAAGGGCTACTAGGCTTCACTGCTTATTTCCGTTAGCCACCTGAGTAGCTGAAGGGAGGTGAGGGTTTCACGTAGATCAGTAAATAACGGGTCGGCGTAGTACGTGTCTATTAGAGGGAGGCCCTCATCCGGTACAGCGCTTAGAACAAATTTGTGTGTTAGCTCAAGTACAAACTCTGGCTTCGTACCGTCCATATAACGCCCTCAAGATCCCTGTCTATTTGTTCGGCCACCGGCTGTGTAATGCTTATCATGTAGGTCAGCACTTCTGCCCGTTCAGGACGCGCGTCATGATCTATCCAGGAGGATACCCCTAGGTTGAGCTTGCTCGTACTAATAAAGAATGAGCAGATATCTAATGACGAAACCATGTTATGGTCCTGTTGCTGCTATGTAGTACGTGGTCCCTAGAATACGCGCTTCGTCTATTATACGGTATGTTTCGGTATCTATATCGCTTGAGAGCCCGGCCCACAGGTCGTCTACGGCTGCGGACGTGTCTGTGATGTTGGCTAACCAGTTAAAGCTCATGTCCACGAAGTGCCGCGGATATACACAGTATTCCACCCATTCTATTTTTTTATAAACCCTAGGATCATACATTTCTTGACTGGGTATAAACAACACCTTTTCCTCGCTTCAGTTGGTTCGCCTACTAGGAAAAAGAAGGAGCCGGCGCCCCTTCTGTGATCTCACCGATATCGGTGTCTTACCAACACCGGGTCGGCGGCTCGCTTCATCTCTTCGTAGTGTTTGTCACACAGCAGGATGCTCGGACTATGTTTTTTTCCCGTTGATGCGTAGAACGTCCAGCCAGAGCAACTTGAGGGCCCCTTAAACACGCATTGCTGTTGCCTGTACAGATACCAGGCCCAGATCAAGGTCACCTGGATCAGAACACTTAGAGACAACCCAAAGATTGGGGCGCCCCATTTGGTGTGGCGAAAAGACACCTTAGCTTTGTTCTTCATGTGTCTTTCCGACGATCTTTTTGCGCGGCTTTTTCTGCTTCATGGCGGTGTTCTGAGCACGCCAACATCGTGAAATGGACGGGGGCTACCCATCCCCTGCAGCCCTTGCCCCAGCCTATGCAGCATTTGCTGCACTGCATGATGTAGATGAAGCACGTTGCGCCGATTCCAAAGAATACGGACGCTAGCAGCACATTAGCCTTGGCGGCGAGTGCTGCTATGAGCAGTAAGCCGGCTATTACAGCCGTGCTTACTATGAAGACGAGCAGAGTGAAGAATGCCTCTCTCAGTGCGTCTTCACTGCGCTGCGTTGAACTCTTTGTAGAATGTGATGACATTCTTGATCCAGTTCTTGTTGAGCCCGTGCGGATCGTTTTCTGCGCCTACGGGACAGTACTTGTTCCCAAGGAAGGTGATGAAGTCTTCCTTGCAACCGCTTGCCACCCAGCGGTCGTAGTTCTTTTGAACGGTGGCGGCGCACCAACCAGCTTGTTTCCGGTAGGTGTTGGCTTTTTTGTTAAGGATGCCAAACTCCTTACCCGCACCGCCGTTTTCGGCGTAGCGTATAGCGGCAACCACAGGCCGCAGCAGGTCGCGCAACTCAGGACGAATGTTCTCCTGAATCGCCTCCTCGAAGGCGGCGGCGTTCGCCGCGCCGTCTTTCTTCTCTATTGGTGACTGCCCGAACGACAGCCCTACCAATGATACGACCGCCAACAAGACGGCCCATAATCTAGTACGCATGTGTGACTCCTTTTTGATAGGGGGACTTGCATATATCTTATGCCATATTTGTTAACGTATTTGAGTATAAAGTCAGAGAACTCTGAAGGCAGGCCCGGCACTATGAAGAGAGACATGTTTTTTCTAATAAGATCAAGAATAATATTGTTTGCTGTTTGCGGGTTCATTTTATGACAGCATCTCGTCTGACGCCCGTCCGTAGAATGGTAGCACAGGGGGTAGTCGGGGGTTCATGAGTGTATTGACAGAATCACGGACGAAATCGTAGCTCTCGCGTGATAAATATAGGTGCGCAGTATTCTTTATTATGTTAGTGAATAGTGTTGTATGAATTTTGTCTAGGCCAGAACATCTTTCCAATAATAAGACGAGCTCTTCAGTGTCACTCATAGTCAAAAAATCGGGGCAGATCTGGGTGTCGCGGCTCCACGACCGGCGCCCTCACTGCGACCTGTTCACACACAAGATCCTCAATAATGAGGTGATTGTAGTATCCCATTACAATACGAGGCACCCCTAGGTCGCTCCGGACAAGGCTACGCAATCTACCGGGTATCAGGCTCATATTTAAGAGCGCCGCCTCTAAGATGTGTTCTTGCTCTATAGGATGTGTCATTCTCTAAAGCTCGCTTCCGAAAGGATACACTGCTGCCGTAGCGACCGTGCGTCGATGAACATTTGTTGCAATCTCATCCTCTATTCCGTCTTTTCTTGGATTTACATCATCTACTAAACGGGTTACTTTAACGTTAACAGCAAATATAGGGTAGCAGATCTGGTCTATAAGTAAGTCGTTGTCTATATGGTTCAGTGGTTTGTTGTGTGTTTCTACTGTCACAGAGGGAACAGCTCCTCTACTTCGCTGTCGTGTGGATTGACAGGAAGGTCTAGTTCCATCTCAACCACTTCGTCTAGAATAAGGGTTCGGCACTCGACGATTTCTCGAAAAGAGCTTAAAAGTAGATTGTGCGGCGTGCCGTTTTGTGCGGCCGTACTGATTTGTCTATACGTGTCGCTAAGAGGGGCGCACGCCGCGGCCACGACGTTCTCTTTTTGCATCGCGCGGGCCAACATGATATCGAAACTGTCCATGGTTTCCATCAATACCTTATGACGCATTCTACTTCCATATTAGTAAAAAAAGAAGCCGTGCTGATAGGGGTGATATCAACAACGGCTTCCCCGGTAGGATGCATTAAGGCAACGGGCGCAAGTCCCGTTACCAAAATGATGCTACTTTTGAGGTACCGGCGCGGCGGGCTCCGGTAACCTCGGCGCTTCGGCCTGTTTGTGCTGTTCTAGCAGCGTGTCATTCACGGCAGCCAGACCAGCCAACGTAGCTTTTATAGCGATCAACAGCTCTTTATCTGTCATTTTTTCATGTAGCGCCCTACCTAAACACCCACCAGCGAGGTGCTGGTGGTTTTGTGGCTACCCCATAAACTTGCCTACGGTCACAAGGTCATTAAGCAAGCTTGCTCTTGATTGCCTAAAAGCTATCATTTCATATCGGGTATCTTATGACAATAGTTCCTAAAAATTTGACACAGCGGGTGCATAACCATGTTTAAAGTAGCTGGTGCGATAATTGACTGCTACGACGATCCTAAGTTCATGGTGAACTTTGAGGCGCACAAGTATTTAGGAAAGGAATTGCTGCCACCGGAAGATCTCGATAAGTTAGCGGACAATCAGTTTGCGCTAAAAATAACGGGATCCGGTCCGACTGTCAGACGTTACCCGGTCTACAACCAATGGATAACTAAGGTGTCCTGCGCCTATTTTTTAGATAAGAAGGACGGACTACCTGCTGAAATGATCAAAGCGGCTAGCTACGGGTTGGTTAACGCGTGTAAGCGTTATCAGCTCGGTATCCCTACCGGGCTAGAGGCCGAGAAAGTTGGTTCTATAACAACGAGCCTAAATAAGGTCGCTTCCTATCCTGCCATTAAGGCAGATGATGAGCTAGCTAAGGCCTTGGCTAAAAAAGCTGAGGCTGTGTTGTATAAGATGACCCCTGTTGACCGTGTTCTATTAGCCAATGAATTGCATAAAGTAGCGGCCACCCAGTACTCGGAAGCTCTTAGCGAATATGTGGTTGACGGCTATAACCCTAATCTGGCCAAAGAGATACAGTCGAGACTCATTCTGATTAAATCTGCTTCTGATCAGAATACGGCCTACCTGGCTTCTGCGGTAGAGCGTCTATTGGCTGATAAGGACACGATGCACCCCCTTGAGTTCGCTACAGCCTTAAGTGATATAGACAAACAGGCTGGGTTAAAGGATCGGTACAAGAAAGGCGCGGGCGGCGGTATAAAAGACGCCTTTAGTGCGACCCTGGGCGGAAAGGGCGCTAAGGATAAAGATGTTCCTATGGAGCACGGCTCTCCAGTTAATGGCGCTCCTGCGGAGGCCGGCGAGCCGGTTACTAAAGAAGCCTCTGAAAAAATGACTGTACTTGAGCACCTGACTAGCCTATCAAAAACATACCCAAGAAATTCTGGGGAGTTTGTGAAGGCGGCTAGTTGGCCGGTACCGACTGAGTACGGTAAAACCTACACATCGGCATGGAAGGCTTATTTCAAATCATGAACTTCCAAGAAGCCTTTTTTGATGAGTTAGAGAAGATTGCTGCTAGCAGAAGCGATAACTGGGAAGCATTGAGAAATTCTTCATTAAAGAACACTCATATGCTCAATAAGCCGACTACAGGGCGATCAAGTAGACTCTCAATAGAATCTGCGGCGCGGCGATCTATCGGACCCCGCCCTAATGTTCGCCAACCAGTTCGCCCCAGCTCTGTTATACGAAATGTCAGGATGATGCCTAAACAAGGAGTATCATGAATTTCCAAGAAGCTTTTTTTGATGAATTAGAGAAGATTGCTGTTGATCCTACTTTACTAGGTCTTACGGCCGGAGCGAGTCTTGCAATTGGTGGGGCACAGGTTGGTCACCAGTATCATAAGTACAGAAAAGCGCGTAAAGCGATACTTGAACAACACCCTCACATTGCTAAAAATCCGAAAAAGCTAAAAAAGCTAGAGACACGTTTAAGAAAGAGGATGATCCACGGACCTAGTGCTTTTTTCCTTGCAGGGTAGACGGAGAATTAGATGAATTTCGAACAAGCATTTTTTGATGAGTTGGAGAAGCTAGCCGGTGTTAAGCGATTAACCAGAATAATGAACTCTGTGGCTAAGAGTACTGATCCGCTTTCTATGACCTCCGGACTAGCTGCAGCCCACGACGTAGCTAATAAAAAACTCATCCGCAGAGTAGAGCGCCTCCCAAACCGTAAGTTCTTTGCGACGATGGGCGCGTCCGACCGTGGGCATAATAGTAACCTAAGTACCCCAACTCCGGCAAATAAGGCGTTTAGAGAATACTATAACCACGGCAAGGCTTCTAGAATGCTTCAGAACCGGCAAACAGATTTTTTAAAAGGACAGTGATATGAATTTCCAAAAAGGCTTTTTCGATGAGCTAGCAAAAGAGGCACAAGGCTATGCTCCTCCGGCTATGTACGGTGGGTTTAAGCCTGCCGGCATAGCATCAAAGTCTGGTCTACTGTCTAAGTTTAAGGCGGCGGTGAAACGTAAACTACCTAAGGCTATGAAAAAGCCTCTTCGCCTGAAGTAGTATGGACTCGTTTGTTGCTGGATTCATGAGTAAGTTAGCGGTGGACAACGGGTCTTGGCGTGCGGCGGTACGCGCTGCTAAGGGCGGCGCCGACTCTTCTTACGTAGGAAGCAACACCGGCGGCTACATGCCCCCCGCAGTTGTTCAAAGCTTTTACAGGAACTCCAGGGGCCGCCAAAATTCGATCGCTTAGATTAGCCAAATGGCGTAAGCTGACCTACAAACATAACAGACCGCCGTTAAGCTCTCGCATAGCGGACGGTGTCGGTAAGATGATCTCTCCTTCAGCATACTGATTGGGTTAGGTGTGTAATATGAACTTCCAACAAGCCTTTTTTGATGAGCTATCAAAGCTCGCCGCCATGCGCGACTACCCTGATCCCAAAGATGCTGCGGCAGATGAGCGGCATTGGAAAATGCGGCGTAATTGGTCCACGGCGGCAGGCGCGCTTGGCGTACTACCAGCGACGCTCACTGCGCGTAAGGGAAGAAAGCTGCGCACGCTCGCGGGCGCTGCGATAGGAGCTTCTATAGGCGCAGCCGCCGGCGGACCAGGCGCGATGGCCGGGGGCGCCATAGGAGCGCGTCTAGCGCACGGCGCGTACGACAGGGACGCCAGTGCTCGTGTGATGCGCGAGCACCTCGCTAAGAAGAAGTAATGCCTTTTAAATCAAAAGCACAGCAGCGTTTCATGTTTGCTGCAGAAGCTAAGGGCGAGCTAAAGCCAGGGACGGCTCGTAAGTGGGCGCACGAGACAAAAGACATAAAAGCTCTTCCGGATCATGTTAAGAGGGCTTTTATGATAGGTGTCGTTAATGAGCTGAATAAGCTGGCGACGTATAAATCACCTAAAGACGCCCCCGATTTCAAAACAATGAAGGCCAACAGAGTTAAGCTGACGCCAGAGGAGCGGGCGCTGGTCATGGAACGCAAGGCTGTCTGGCACTTTAACCACGCCGGCCCGTCTCCCGCTGTTTGGAAATCGGTCGTTAACGGTAAGGCCTGGTTTGTAACTAACACCCATCGCGCCTATAATGTATGCCCAACAGTTAATGGGGCTATAGGCAGGTACCATGCCTTCATAAAGAGCACAGCATGAACTTCCAACAAGCATTTTTTGATGAATTAGAGAAGGTCGCAGTAAAAGCCGGTGGTGTAAGTTTTCGTCCATTCAATACCGATAAGCCTAGGATATTTCGTCAACTACGGCCAACACTTACAGAGGCGGTACAAAGAACACCGGTAGTTCGGGCGGCAAGACAACTTACCAAAGTGTTTAATCATACAAAAAATCGGGCCGAGGCTCAAAAAGATATAAATACGGCAGTAACCCACGCTGGTCGTAAGCTAACCGACGCGGCGGGTAAAAGCATCAAAAGTAGGCCCGATGTATTTATAGGAGGTCTTGCTATACCAGGGAGACGTGTAGCAGCCATAAATATGGCTAACAGGCACGGTGTTGTATCAGACGAATCTGTAAAGAGACGAGCAACCATAGCTCACGAAGCTTTTCACGCTAGAAATCCTATATTAGGAAGAAGTGAAACTTTAGCACATGCTTATGGTGGATGGCGTAAAACTAAAGGGGCATCTTTAGGGACGAAGGTTAAAGACGCTGTCTCAGGTATACGCAAATATAGAAGCTTAAAAAACGAAGGGACATACCCGGAATCATAGGTTCCTGGGTAAAATAGTAGTATACTTAGGATATGAAGGAATTGTTCCGATCAAAGCATATCCGCCCGGAAGCCTATAAGATCCTCCTAGATAAGGAGTTTGGCGCTGAGTGGGTATCGTGGGAGCCCGAGACACTCAGAAGTGAGATATCTCGGGTATTTGGCGTTAATGTCACGGAAGAGGTAGATAACAAGATAAGCGCGTTGCGCGTTCTTTTGACTACCCCGCATTTTTACGTCGACGCGTCCGCTTTTGAGAACATCGTGCTGGCTATGAACGATCTCTTTGTAGATCCAAATATCCTTCAAATAGCCAGCCCGGAAGAGATCGTATACGCCCTAAAGATTATAGACCCGGTATCGCCGCATAAGCAGTCCTTTGGAAAAGAGATCGTGGCTTATGTCAATGTTGCTTGTAAGCAGGTGGGGTTACTTAAATACCCAGCGGAGCTAGCCTTCGCTCAGCCCGCGTACACCGGCGACCTTGCTGCCTTAATAGGTAAAATAGAACCAAAACAGGCCGATCCGGGCAGAATAGATCAAACAGATGCGGTGCAGGTACAGTCGTTTAAACTGTATCAGATACAGGAATATGTTGCCGCAAAAATGAGCATGATGAATCCGGCTAGTTTTGAGGCCTCCTCCCGCTAATTCAGAAAGGTTCGCAAATGGCTGTACAAACGGTTATCTTACTATCTACTAACACGATCAGCAATCCCAAGATAGTGTCTGTTGGGGTTATAACGACCCCGCCGTTCGCTGTTATTGCGAAAAACAAAAGCACGGACAGATCGATGTGGTATGTTGTGCACAATACCACAACTAACACGCTGTCCAACGCAATCGCCATCGCTCCTTCAGGTACAGCATATATACGAACCGAGAACTACGGGTCTCCTAATGACGCGCTGTCTCTTAGAATGTACCACTCGGGGGCCGGTCGTATAACGGTTACGCTACGCCAGTACTTTGCCCCTGCGCAGGGACAGGGCGGGGGCGGTGGTGGCGGCACGGTCATCCCTCCGTCTAACATAGCGACCACGGGGCTATCGTCCGCGTTCGGTCCTGAGTGGGGCGGGGAGGTTCTGACTATAACAGGCACTGGCTTTTTAGCCAACCCCATACAATCTGTACGCTTTGGCAATACAGCTGCTACGTTCACGACGGTCAATGACAGTACACTACGTGTTACTACGCCAGCTGGAACACAGAACTCTGTTGTGAATGTGGAGGTGATTCCTTCTGCAGGACCTACGGGCGTACTGTCTGCCGCATACACATACTCGGGATGGACCAATCTTGTACCGAAGGCGACAAGCCGGTTAATCTATGTTAGCTCTTCAACAGGTAACAACGCCAACTCAGGCTTTAGCCCGAACGCCGCCAAACAAACAATCAGAGGCGCGACAGGTGCTTTTGCTCTTCTAAGAGCGAATCAACCCGACTGGTTAATGCTTAGGGCCGGCGACGTGTTCCGATCACCTATAGGTGGATTTGAGAACATATATGGGGGAGCAAGCCCGAACGCCCCGATGGTGATAACAAGCTACGGCGTCGGCGCCCGTCCAATCATGCGCCCGTCGCCTGATAGTACGGGCATATTCCTACACAATTTCAATCAGCAAATCACCCGCAACATAGCTGTTGTTGGGCTTAATTTTGATTGGACGAATACAGCAAGAACGCCGGGTAATGCTATACAAACCAGCACCCCGTTCTCTAATATCCTGATCGAAGATTGCCGCATAAGTAACTTCGCTACAGGTATTAGCATATCGTGCCCGCCTGGATCGTCCTCAGGACTGAAGATTCGCCGCAACGTTATCACTGAGTGCTGCGGTCAGCCGGGCGTTGATGGTCACGGTATCTATCTACGAGCCACGTTCGACAACGCTATAGTAGAAGAGAACGTACTGGACCACAATGGTTGGTCAACTATATTCCCGAATTCCGGTTACGGGCAGAGTAACCGTAAGCACAACACGTACTTCCAGATAACCCAGCGCGTCATAGCTCGCGGTAACATCATTTCCCGCGCTTCTAATACGGGCTTAGGCCTGAGAAGCGGCGGTATTGCTGCGGATAACTTCTGCATGCAGAACTCGACAAGCATCTTGTTCGGCGCTAGTGATGGTACGAACTACACGTCTGGCGGCGTCACTGGTAGCGTATACCGCAACGTTGTGTTTGACGGAAAGAACATCACCAATGTCGTGTCCGGTCAGGTAGGTAATGACCAGGGCTGGGGTATCGTAGCCCAGAACGTACTGTCCGGAGTAATCCGCGACAATATGCTGGTGCACAACAAGACCGGCCTATTCCCGATAGGTATGGTTTTTAGCTCTAAGATAGACGGGGCTAGCATACCTTCTGTTGGCCTAGTTTCTTTGACTGTAAACAACAATCTCATACACCAATGGGGTCAGGACGTTGATATCGAGGGGCCGGGCGGAAGCAGAGCGGACATAACGTTCCGGGATAATCTAATAAATGAGCCGGTGGCGGGTCCTGGCGGTTCGACACGCTTTGTGATAGACATAGATAACGCCGGCATCTTTAACCCCACAGATTTCAAGTCCTCCAATAACCTATACCGCAGAGGATACGGCAACTCGTCTTGGTTCATTAACGGCGCTACACAATACACGTTGGCGCAATGGTCAAGCTTGCTGGGGGATACAACCTCTTACACGGCGGTTCCGACCTTTACATCACCTACGGTGTCTCCGGTGGCTTACTTGATAACCGTGGGTGTATCGACGCCTTCGCCGGTGGAGTTCTTGAACCTAGCTAAGCAGAATAGCAAGGCTTCGTGGAATCAAAACTACACCGCCTGGGCTATAAACAAATTCATGAGAGTAGGATTTAACAGAGTCTAATGTCTTTAGCATCTGAAACTTCTAGGCGATCAGCGGGTACGCTGAAAAGCCTTAACACCTATCCGAGCCAGTTCTTTGATCTGAGTTCACAGTATGTGCCACCGAGCATCAAAGAGATGTTTCGGTGGTGCCTCTATCTATACGTAACGCACTCTGAGATAGCGCCTGTTATCAATAAGAAGTGCGCCTATGTTATCACAGACCTCCTATATGAATCGACTAAGGATGGTGGCGCCCCGGCAGGTAAAGTAGTCGATACCTGGAAAGAGCTACTTGAGCGCACCATCAATATAAAAAAGGAGGAGTTCAAGCTTCTCGTGGATCTAGAGGTCTACGGCAACGCTTTCTGTTCCTTGTTCTTCCCCTTTGAGCGCTTCTTAGCCTGCCCAGGCTGTAAGCTTGAGAAAGCAGCTAGAGACATTAAGTGGAAGTACGAGAACCACACTTTTAAGGCTGTGTGTGAGGCCTGCAACAAAACAGGGGCTTTCATCGCTCGCGACAAGAGCGTTAAGAACCGACGCAGGATTAAGATCATTCGATGGTTTCCCCAGTACATAGATATACACTACAATCCTTTTACAGGACGGTCGGCGTACATCTATAGAATACCCACCTGGCTAAAAAAGCGCCTATCGGATCACACACAGAATAAAGATCTGGTAGAGGACACGCCGCTGGCTTTCTTGCAGGCTATCAAGGACAAAAAGAACATCAAGTTCGACCCTGATAACTTCTACCACTTTAAGAACCCTGGGGTATCCACGGAAGACGAGGCATTTGGCTTACCCCCGATGCTTCCTATATTCAAAGATGCGTGGCTATTCCAAACATATAGACGCGCACAAGAGGCTATAGCGGTAGACCATATTCTACCTATGACCCTGCTTATACCGCAACCGCCTGCTGGCGGCGCCTCTCCGCACATGAGCGTCAATCTTAATGATTGGTCGTCACGTATGCAGTCCATGATCGCCAAGTGGCGCAGAGACCCTAATGGTATCTTTACAGCGCCGTTCCCTGCCCAAGTAGAGCAGATTCGCGGTGACGCTAAGGCACTAAACGTGCATCAAGAAATGGAACAGATTCGCCAGATGATTACTGGTGGATTAGACGTGCCCCAAGAGTTTATCTATGGCGGTCTTAACTGGACCGGATCCAGCATCTCACTCAGAGTACTAGAGAACCTGTTCTTGGCTAGAATAAGCCAGCTGGACACCTTCTTAAGAGACTTCGTTGTACCTAACTTACAGCGCTTCTGTGGGTTACCGCAGATCGTAGTACGGCACAGCGACTTCAAGATGGCCGATGACGTGCAGCAGAAGCAGTTGGCAATGAACCTGCGCCAGACAAGCACCATATCGGACAGAACCACGATTGAGGAGCTGGGATTCGACGTGGAGCAAGAGAATCGTCGTAAGTCTGAGGAAGAAGAGGAGCGCGTAGCTTCTATGACTCGTCAGATGGTCGCCCAGGCGCACGCGCAAGGTCAGGCCATGGTTATACAGGCCGAGTACCAAGCACGGGCTCAGATCGCTGCGCAGGTTGCTGCTCAGCAGGCCAGTTTGACAGCCGCTAACAACAACCCGATGTCGCCTGCTATGACAGGCATGGCGATGCCCGGAGAGGCTCAACCCATGCCGGCTGAGGGCGGTGCAAAGGGTGGTGCTAAAGGTGGTGCTAAAGGTGGCGCCAAGGGCGGGAAAGGCGAGCAACAGATGCAGCCCGAAATATCTCCCGGTATGTTGGACTCTGTTGTTAACAACTTCCTGAAAGCGATCCCAGATGATATGAAGGAACAGGAGCTGGCGCGTATTAGACAGACCAATCCTGAGCTGGGGCTGCAGATACAGAAACGTATGAAGATGATACAGCAGCAAGGTAAGAGTATTAAACCTTTACCTGAGCAGAAGCCGCCTACTAGTGCGCGGACAAGCTCTTCGTCAGTGTAAAAAAGTAAGGGGGCGCAGGCCCCCTTATTTGTTTTTACAGGTATTTGGATCTAATCCTTGTTTCTTGTCTTCCATTTCAGAAAGTTATTAAACAAGGTGGGGATGCTGGATAGCAGCGCGAATATTCCCCCTATAAGCACTAGTGCCATCAAAAAAGCTACAAAGCCTGCCACCGCGTCAACCCTATCTAGTTCCTTTCCACATTCTTACACATAGATAGATAACGTATACTCCTGCGATAGCGTACAAGATACCACCAACCACCACCTCAAACGTTGTTGTGTGTGTTTCCATGGGTTACTTTCGTTTGTACCGCTCTATTATCTCATCAAAGATGATCGCCACAAGACACCCCACTAAAAGACCGCAGACTAGCCACATGTACCACATGGCTTAGTCGTTCAGCTCTTTTCTTATGCGGACTATCTCGGCTGCTATTTCTTTTTGAAGCTTGATGAGTGCGGCGCGGCCCTCTGTCGATAAATGCAATACCTCACCGCACTCTTCGCACTCCCAATATTCTATAACCTGGTGCTGTTCGTCAGTACCGGTGATTCTGTTAAGAGTATCATGTGGGCAAGGTTTTTGATTCATCTATAAAGCTCCATAAAAGGTTCCCCTGTATAATTATACCTTGCGCGATAATTCCCGCTCGCCGTACAGCGCGGCCCCTATAGCGACCCTCTCCGTGAATGGGATATATGCGCAGGCGTAGTTGGCCTCCCCTAGGAGGCGCAGCATCTCCATCGCTCGCGGTCTGTTTAGTGAATGAACAATAACCTTCATATAGACCGCCTTGTCCTTGGCGCCTGCCAGATACTTAGCCACAGTCATGCCGCTATTAGGCGGTGAACCCGCCTGCCCCTCAGAATCAGGGTCTAGGTCGTGGTCTAGGAACACTAGTGTGTGTCTATCATTCTCTAGCGCCCGGATAGCGTCCGCTGCTGTAGTCACATAAGTACAAGACAGGCTAGGGTCTATTTGTGACCTAAAGATACGCGCCCGGGAAGGGTTGTCATCTAAGAACAGTACTTTTCGGCTACGCGGCGGGGAAGTAGATAGATGGCTGATGGGTGCGCGTACCTGCGCGTTAGTCGGCTTATTCCGCCAGGCGTCTATTTCTCGCCTCAGATAGTCCACCTCGGCTTTTAGCGAGGCTATTACCGCGTCTTTATCTTCCGGAGTAAGCGCGTCCCCGTTCAACTGATTTTGGTTAGTCAAGGAAGCGGCGCAGTTTCCGCGGCCTGTATTTTTTCCACATTGTTCAGGTAATAGACAGTAGCGTGCACTTCCTCGGGTGTGAGGCTTCTCGTCCTAGCATCATTGATAAATGATACAGCAAAGATGATGCTACCGTGTCGAGGACAGGTGCCGTAAGGGTGGTCACTGCGCTGGCCGTGCCACCTGTCATAGGACTTGGTTCCAAAGTATCCGTGTTGCAGCGCCTTCCCACCGGTCAGTATGTCGTTAATAGCGTCACGTATGACGCTGGCTTTATCGTCCCCGCCACGAGCATATACGCCCACACGCATAACAGATTTTGATAGGTTCACTAGCCCTACATCATACCCAGCGTTTCCGACGCTGATTTTGAGCTGGGCTTCGCTGAGAGCCTTATTCAATGTATGCATGATCTCATCATGACGCTTTTTCTCCGCGTCTATAGCTTTTATCGCAGCCGCGCGATCTAGGTTTGCTTGCACGTACGGCGTACAGAAAGTTGTTTGCTCACTCATCTGCTGGAACCACCCTGATGGTTTTTGTGTCGGTATTGATCTCTACAGTAATAGACTCACCATACTGGAACCAAATGTTGCATATAGCATAGATCTCAGTGTCGCGTCGGTCAGTATACTCACGTATCTCCATAGGAGAGACAAGCTTCTTTTCCTTTATCTCGGCGCGGGTTTGCTCGCGAACAGCTTCGTAAACCCCATCAGGATCCTTTAGTGTTATTCTTAATATCATTTTTTAGTTGATCCAGTGTTATGAACTTACCCTTAACAATCTCTTCTCGCCCCTTAGCTACACGCTCCGGATCGAATCCTAGAGCCCTTAGTGTGCGGTCTGGGCCTAACTCTTTTTGCAGAGCGCCGCAAATAAGATCTCTGCTTGTATTCATCATATTCTGTACACGTAGTTTAGCTTCCAAAGCCTGTATATGGGTCCTTAGCGCTACTGTTTCTTCAGTAAGCACGCGGGTAGCGCAAGACACTTCCCTAGTTACAAGGGCTAGTATAGGCGCTAAGCACGCAGGGTGTCCCACACCCTTGGCTACTAAATCCTGGGCATCAACGAACGCTTCGCTAGCATCCCCGATAAGCCTCTCGTTCTGCTCCATCACCATTCCTGCTTTCTTATGGCGGCGTCTACTTTGTCGAATATGGTTTTAGCGTGCTCTTTGTCGTCGGTGGCTTCACCGCCCCTCCAGTGAGCATCTGCGTCCTCTTTATCTAGTAGATTGCGTAAATATTGAGCTTGCTCATTTGTGTTTGCTGGACCGCCGTGCTCGTAGCACGCAAGCCACGGTACCCTAGCCGGCCGCCAGCGTAACTTAACGCACTCCACAAAACGGCGTTGTTTAGGCTCCTGTAAGCCGTATGCTGGTTTATTACAGAACTCTCTATTAGGCAGTACCCTAGAGCAGCACCCTACCCCACCAGTCAGTTCTTTATGCTTTTTTTCCAGATATGTTGCCATGGTGTAGGCTCGGCGGGCTGTCTGTGTGGTAATCGCCAGGGAACAATGTGGGAGCTGAGCGGCGCGGACGCTCTAGTTCGTCTATGAGCTTTCCTATTTCCGATAACAGAGCCTCCCCTAGGCTTTCTTGCATGGATTTGTTAACTACCGCATCGCGCGCATTATGGGCGGTTGCTTTAGAATAGTACTTATAATCACCCAATAGTTGTTTAATCTTGGACAAGTTACTCGGTATCATGGTTCTTTCGTCAAAAAAAGAAGCCGTTCTCAATTGTCTTATGACACAAGAAAGGCCATAATTTAGTATGTCTAAACAACAAGAGCTGACCCAGAGGATAAAAGCTGGCCTAGCCGCCCGCCTGTCTGAGAAACTAGCTGTTGCGCGCCATATCCCCAGAGATACCTTGGTGGCTAGCGGATCAAAAATGCGCATAGAGTTGCTTAACCTAAACCGACCAGACGACCTGGCCCGATGGCAGACGCTGCATAACGATGTTGATAGATATCGAATCATAAATGAGAAAGAATCTCATCAAAAAGGCGAGTACTTTGTTCGTATAATATACAATGAGCTAGGTGACGATCTACCTACGGTCAAGACACAGGAACAGCTAAGAGAGTAATGGGACAATACGAATCATTCATCGCGGCCACTCGGCTAACGGAAAAAATTCTAAAAGAGGCCTTTCCGATAAAAGGTAAGCTGCACACAGTAGAGGCTACTAACCTGGCTTGGAGCGGCATAGGGAGAGATATAGCTCGTGACCTTAAGACTCAAAAGAAGTACAAGCTAGAGGACCGTTCATTAGTTGCCAATTTGACAGGTGATGTGCGTATTATAGACAACAAGACAAGCAAGGTGCTTGATTCTAGAAGTAAGCATGTCTTGCTGCAACTACCTCATATAACAGAACGCGGATCCTATATCCTACAAGGTACCGAGCGGCAGGTTATCAACCAGCTACGCTGGCGCCCAGGCATATACGCCAGCTTCACGCCGGATAACAACGTGAAGGTTGTGCTTAACACCTCGGCCGCCGGTACTTACCAAGTGATGCTAGATAGAGAATCACTGGTGACCACCTTCCGTGTAGGAACCACCACTAACTTTCCTATATATTCGGTACTCGTCGCAGTAGGCCTAAATGACGTTGAGATAAAGACGCTCCTAGGACAGAAGATGTACGATGTCAACAGGGCTAAAGCTAAGCCGGATATAGACATCGGTAAACTACTCAAGAAGCTCCGTCCTTACGCCACCGCCGGTTCTGTAGAAGAGAGAACTAAGCTAGTCAAGGAGTTCTTGGAATCAAAGCCACTGGACCCCGAAGTCAATAAGGTTACCATAGGCGAGGCCGTTTCTTTTATCGGAAGAGATGCTCTCATAGCTGCTGTTAAGAAAGCCATCGATCTAGGTAACGGCCGTGTAGAAGAAGACGACGTAGAGTCTCTTGCCTTCAAGGCGTTGTTATCTTTTGAAGACTTCATCGCCGAGCGGCTAATCATTGCCGTACCGAACATTAAGAAGCAGGTGGCTAATTTAGCGGACAGAAAGCCCCAGATACTTTTCGCGCTGCCGCCCTCGACGTTCACTAACGTCATAGAGAACTTCTTCACTAAATCAGAGTTCACGCGTCACGCGGACCAGAACAATCCTATAGACATAGCTGCGGTTAACTCGCTAGTCACCACTATGGGTGAAGGCGGTATCCAGAGCTCTCATGCCGTTACCGACGAACTCCGTACTATTCACCCGTCGCACTTAGGTCTTCTTGACCTAATGCATACGCCGGAAGGTCAGAAGATCGGTGTTACCAACCACCTATCCTTAGGAGCGAAGCGTATAGGCACCTCTTTGGCCCTAACGGTCTACGAGGCAAAGACAGGTAAAAAGGTAGAAAAGACTATCCAGGAGATAGTGAACAAGGTAATCGCGTTCCCTGATCAGTACGACAAGTTGGGTTCTGGGGTGCCTGTTCCCCGCTCGTCCGAAGTAAAGGTTCGTGTAGGTAACGCGTACAAGACGGTCAAAGCTTCTCAAGTAGAGTACATCTTCAGCAGCCCAGACGCCTTCTTCTCTACTACCACAACAGCGATCCCGTTCTTACCTAATAACCACGCTAACCGCGTGTTGATGGGTGATAAACATATTGAGCAATCAGTGCCTTTGGCAGACCCAGACAAACCGCTGGTTATGCACAGAATAACCTCCTCTGATGCTTCAGGTCGTCGGGTAGGTGGATACGAGGAATTATTCGGACACGCCTTCGTGGTGAAGGCTCCTGTAAGCGGTAAGGTCACTAAGGTGACTAATGAGGCCATATTCATTAAGCCCGCAAAAGGCCGCGCTGTTGAGGTGGCTATACACCACCACTACCCGCTAAACTCTGGAGCGTTCCTGCATGATACACCCAAGGTTAAGGCAGGTGATTCAGTAAAAGAGAATCAGGTTCTGGTGGAGAACAACTTTACTAAGGACACTACTCTGGCTATGGGCAAGAACCTGTTAGCCGGTTATGTCGCTTACAAGGGGTACAACTTCGAGGACGGCATCGTTATATCGGAGACCGCGGCGAAGAAACTGACCTCTATTCACAAAAACGAGTCGCGCGTAGATATTGATAAGAACACCAAGGTCGGCGCGGACTTCTATTTCGCCGCCTTCCCTCAAGAGCTTAAATACATCAGAGAGCGCAAGGCTCGTTATGACGAGGCTGGTATCATAAAGAAGGGCGCGACTGTTGAGCCCGGAGACATATTGATTCCTGCGTTCCAGCAAGTGCCGCTACACGCAGAGTTCGACTTTAAGCGCCTTGGTAAGCGTCTTGGGGACCGTGCTGTCGACATCTCCGCTAGGTGGGATAGTCTGGTTCCTGGAGAAGTGGTGGATGTTGTAAAGACCGGCTCTTTTGTGAAGGTGTATGTGAAGTCTGTGGAGCCTATGAAAATAGGCGACAAGCTTTGTTTTACACCAGACCACGACGTGCTCACTGTCGATGGCTGGAAACCTGTAGGAGACATTGTTATGACCGACGTCATAGCAACCCTACGAGAAGGCCTGGGTGTCTTAGAGTACCACACCCCCACAGAGATATTCTCGTATGACTGTGTCGAAGAGCCCATGTACCATCTTGAGACGCAACAATTGTCTATGATGGTCACTATGGACCATCGTCTGTACGTTAATCGTAGAGACCGCCTAACCTACGAACTTTTACCGGCTAGAGACGTGATGGGCAAACGAGCCCGGTTTAAGAAAGACGCGGTCTGGTTAGCAGAGCCGCCTGAAACGCTGCTTGGATTCGAGCCTACCGATTTTTGTCGTCTAATAGGCTTTTTTGCTGCAGAAGGTAGCCTGACCAAAACGGACTATCGGGTCACACTGCATCAAATTAAGGAAGAGGGGCGTCAATGGGTACAGGCACTTCTCAAGCGGCTAGGTATTAAATACAGTGTTTTGAAAGACAGATTCAATATATATAGTAAGAAACTGTACGAGTTTTTCTCTTTATTTGGTAGATATGCCTGGCTAAAAAAACTACCGACACAGCTACTGCTTCTTGACAAAGAGCGTCTGCAGGCCATTTATGAGGGTTTCCTAATCGGTGATGGTACGGTAAACAACAGCGGCTCAGAAATACTCATAACAACCAGCCCTGTACTAGCGGATCAATTTCAGGAGATCGCGCTTAAGTGCGGCTGGTCGGCTAATATTAAGAAACTCCCTATAGACCCTAACCCGAAGTATATTGGAAGCCAGGTTCTTTATCAGCGGCACGAGACCTATCACGTTCGGATTGTGAAAGGCAAGTGCCGTCCTCAGATAAATCACGGGCATGTAAAGAAACAGCACGCCCAGACTGAGGAGACGGTGCCGTACACAGGTAAAGTACATTGTATAAATGTACAGAATCATATCATCTATGTTCGGAGAAACGGCAAGCCGCATTGGAGCGGTAATTCTATGCGGGCAGGAGCCAAGGGCATTGTCACGCACATTCTTCCTGATGAGGAGATGTACAAGACAAAAGAAGGCAAGGTCTTGGATATTCTGCTGAACCCGGCTGGTATACCTAGCCGCGTCAACACAGGGCAGATGTACGAGGCTGCTACAGGCAAGATTGCCCTTAAAACCGGCAAGCCGTACTACACGGATAATTTCAACTCGCGCGCCCCGTCCATGCTTACTAAGGTAAGGCAGGACATGGCGGCAGCCGGCGTGGTGGACGAAGAGGAGATTGTCGATCCTAAAACAGGGTCGGTTATTTCCAGCACACTAGTTGGTCCGATACATTTTTACAAGCTAAAGCACCAAGTAGATACTAAGTTTAAAGCACGCTCTACTGTGGATGAAAGCTACTCATTAGACCAGGCCCCGGCTAAGACAGATGAGAGCTCTGCTCAGCGAATAGGTATGTTGGATACCTTCTCGTTGTTATCAGGTAACGCCACTTCGTTCCTTAATGATAGCTTCGGGCTAAAATCACAGAAGAACGACGAGTACTGGATCGCTCTGCAAAAGGGACAAATACCGCCGCCGCCTAAGGTGCCGTTCATCACAGAGAAGTTTGTAACAATGCTTCTTGGTGCGGGAATCAACTTGCGTCAGTCAGGAACCAAGTTCGTGGCCGCGCCGCTTACTGACAAAGAGATCCTCGCCATGTCTCATGGTGAGATAGAGAAGCCGTTGGCTCTGAAGTCCAACAACCTAATGCCGGAGAAGGGCGGATTGTTCGATCCTGTAAAGACAGGCGGCATAGACGGCAATCGGTTTAATCACATATCATTGGCTACGCCGATACCTAATCCATTGATGCTTAAGGCCATCGTTTCAGTGGCTAGACTACCTAAGGCGGAAAGCCTTACTGCCATTCTAGATGGTTCGCTAGCAGTAACCCCCGATGGTAAAATAACTAAAGAGCTCGATACCGGAGCCGCTGGCGGAGCCGGTGTTGTAAATCTGTTAAAGAACATAAATGTTAAAAAAGAGCTTACACGAACACTGGCTGAAACAAAGACAGCTAAGAAGGATCAGCTAGATAAGGCGTATAAGCGCTTGAAGTATTTACGCGCACTGGATCAACTCAAGCTGACTCCAGAAGAAGCGTATACTAACAATTACGTGCCTATCATACCTACGAAGTTCCGGCACATTCAGCCTAGAATGGACGGCTCGCTGAACGTATCGGCACCTAACTTCGGGTATAGAGAAATTATTCTGATCAACAACCAGCTCAAGAAGCTGCAAAAAGCCGGCATAGATCAGACGAATCTCAAAAAGCTAAACAGTGATTTGTTCAAAGCTGTTAGCGGTTTAACCGGCGCAACCGCTCCGCTAACCAGAGCTGGAGAGGTGTCTGGTTTCATAGAGAAGATCAAAGGCACTTCTCCTAAGATGGGTCTCTTCCAGTCTAAGGTGCTTACCAGAGCGCAAGACCTGTCCGCTAGATCTACTGTAATACCTAACCCTAAATTTGGGTTGGACGAGATTGGTTTGCCGACAGATATGGCGCTCACCATCTACAAGCCTTTCGTAGTGCGGCGCCTAGTTAATATGGGATATGATCCATTAACAGCGCGTCGTTTAGTGGAGACTAAGGACGAGTTGGCGTTACGCGTTCTTGAGCTAGAGTCCAGAGATCGCCCGGCTATTATGAACAGAGCGCCATCACTCCATAAGTTCAACCTACAGGCGTTCCGCCCTCGATTGACGGACGGGCGCGCGGTAGAGGTAAACCCGCTGATTGTCGCAGGATTCAACATGGACTTCGACGGTGACACCGCGGGTATCCACGTTCCTGTGTCTGAAGAAGCGCGCAAAGAATCTCTAGAAAAGCTGCTGCCTAGTAAAAACCTGTTGTCGGTTCGCGATGGTTCCGCTATGCACGCCCCTACTAAGGAAACGGCGTACGGTGTGTATCTAATGTCTGCGCCTAAGGGAACACCTGTGCGGTTCAAGTCAAAAGAAGACGTGCTACAGGCGCATCTGCAGAACAAGATAAAGGTCAACACCGCCGTCACTGTAGGGGGCGTAACCACCTGCGCCGGTCAATATCTCATAGACTCTTTATTCCCGAAAGAGCTGAAGCCCGGCTTACAGCCTATGACGGCCGGTCGCATGAATGATGCGATCACCGCCGCAGCTCGCGGGCTCAAGTCAGAAGAAGCAGCCAGCATCATAACTAAACTGAAGGACCTGGGTAACCACTACGTTACCGAGATCGGCTTTACCGTGTCTCTCAAAGACCTTGAGGTGGATTCTTCAAAGAGAAACGCCATCCTAGACAAGGCTAAGAAAGCCGTGTCGTCTATAGGATTTAGCGCCGCGGCAGGTAACGCCGCAAAAGAGATTGGCGCTCTAGTAAAATCAACAACAGAGAACCGATTTGTCGATGCTGCTATAACATCAGGCGCGTTGGGTAAGGGTGGTACGCTGGCTCAAATGATCGCTACTCCGGTGGCGGTTGAGGATCACAGAGGCAACCCAGTGCCTATGTTTATTGAGAACTCCTATGCCGAGGGGCATGACCTAGGCTCGTACATAGCCACCACGCCGGGCGCTAGAAAGGGTCTAATCGACAAAGGCCTGTCTGTAGGTGAGACCGGCTACTTCAATAAGCAGGTAGTGAATTCAGCTATTGAGTACACCATTAAGGAAGCTGACTGTAAATCCGGCGTTGGTAACACAATGCCGTTAACATCTCCTGAGATATACGACCGCTTCATCGCTTCAGGTCCGTACAGAAACAAGCTGGTTACTCCAGAGTTCGCGCGGCAGCTGATAGCAAAGGGTAAGAAAAACGTTATTGTACGCTCACCCATAACATGTCAGACAATCGGCGGCGTGTGCCAGAAGTGCTTTGGTTTAGATGAGACAGGCAAGCTACCGCCTATAGGCCTCCATATTGGAGCACTGGCGGGACAGACGCTAGGCGAGCGCGCGACCCAGATTACGCTAAAAGCCTTCCACAGCGGTGGTAGCGTTGGCGGTCCCAAGCTAGGCTTCGAGCGTATCCAGGAGCTAGTTAACTTGCCCCAGAACGTAAAGAACAAAGCCACGCTGGCTTCTGTATCCGGTGCCGTCTCCAAGATAGAAGAATCCCCGGCCGGTGGTTGGTTCGTGTATGTGAAGACAACTAAGCACTATATACCTAAAGAACTAGGCCTGGGCGTAAAGATGCGCCAGGTAGTCAAAGCCGGCGATAAGCTTTCAAGTACCGGGTCAGTTAAGCCTCAAGAGCTACTAGAGTATACGGGGAGCCTGAACACTGTCCGTAACTTCCTAGTTGACGAGCTGGCTAGAAACTACAGCCGCGAGCAGGGCGCGTACGTTAATCGCAAGATTGTGGAAACAGTTGTTCGCCCGTTGACTGATAAAGCAAAGGTGACCGACGCTGGTGGCGCCTTAGAGAGCTTCGGGGTTGTTCCTGGAGATATCTTATCGGTCAACTCGGTTAAGAATTACAACAGACGGCTTCGTTCAGCTAAAAAGAATGAGATCAAGTTTGAGCCTACATTAGTAGGTATCAAGACAGCGCCGCTGCTCGGACAAGATTTCGTAGGTGCGCTAGCTCACGAGCGGTTAAAAGAGACGCTAATGAAGGCGCCTGCCTTGGCTCTGTCTACGGACACTGAGAAAGGCCACCCGGTAGCCACTCTTGCACTAAAGAACCTGAGACAGGTGTCCACTGGTAAATGATTAAGACCTACAGATCATTTGATAACCCTGACATAAAGCAGGAATTCGGAACGGGCACCGTTCTTCTATATGACTCCGCTAGGAAGATCTATTCGGTGGCGGTAGACGGAAAGAGTGTCTACCAGTGCCGCGCTATACATTCCGGCACCACACGCATCTTCAAAAAGGATGATCGTGTAGTGGTGCTGCGCTGCGGCACTTCTACCTGGTTAATTCTAGGCAGCTACGACACAGCTCCTATGGAAGAGACCAACGAGAGCTATTTGCAAGTAGACGCCATAGGTGAAAAAGAGCCTCAGGCGTTTCCCGGTGACGTGGAGCTGCATAACAATAAAAAGCCGTTTAGGTTGCGTTCTTTAATCAGTATCTTCTCTTTCGGGGATATATTGATACGTTCCACGCACGCTTGCTACATGTACCTCAATAAGAAAACTAACGCCATTAAGATACAGGCCACTAACCTGTTACTAAGCTGCCGAGGTTTTAAGCTACAGTCAAGGGTTAAGGAGTACGCCGTCAGAACAGAGTTCGTATCGTTTGCTGATACACGTAAGCTATCAGACGAAGAGAAAGAACGACAGACTGTTCTGGGTGATCTTACTGAGCAGATCGATACCGGTGACAAGTTTACCTCGCCCACAGCTACGGCGGGAGAGCGGACCAAGTACCGCCGGCACGTGGTGTATGAAATAGATAACGCCACAGATACAGTCAGATTCTTTCAAAAAATAGGACTGACTGCCTTGATAGGGAAGTTCACTAAAGAGAATGCGGGAACGAGTCACTTCTCTGAAAAAGTAGAGCAAGAGGGCAAACCGGTCGAATCTGGTGTATGCCTAAAGCTTGGCTCAGCCTACACTATTGTTTTTAACGCAGGAACTAACGCGCTTAGTATAGCGTCTGCTGATAAATCAATAGTGATGGATAACGCTAAAATGGAGTTTAAAGTAGGTCAGCAGGTTATGACCTTAGACGCGTCCGGTCTGACAACCACCGTTACAAATCACAAGATGACAGTATCCGGCACCAGCGAAGAAAGCGTTGGATCGAAGACTATACAGAGCGCCAGCGACGTCAGTCTGCGCGGCGCCCAGATAAGGCTCAACTAATGCAAGGCGCTTCCGTAGGGGATATAGGGACGGGCGTGTGCCCGAATCACGACGCCCCCCAATCGTATGTGACCACGTTTATAACAGGCGCGTCCAGTGTTTTGATCAATGGGCGGCCAGCTGCTATAGTAGGTACGTTGGGAGCAGCTACTTGCTCACATCAGACAACGGCGTTGGTAGGTAGCGCCACCGTCTTTTTTGAAGGTAGAGGCGCGCACCGCTTAGGAGACACTGGAGTCAACTTCGGCCCCTACTCCGTAGCTTCCGCCTCTTCTAATGTTATAATTGGATGAATCAACAGGTTTCTAGGATAAAATCATGCCTCAAAGTAATATAGGTAGAGTAGTCTTTACGAACGAGTTCTCGCCGGCCGCGCCGCTGGTCGTCGAACTAGGTAACCTTTCTTCCAGCGCCGTTAAAGACATCACTGTACTGAATACAGGTTCCGTGCCCTTTTATTGCTTTGGCACGGTGGTGTCCACGAATACCTCTCCAGTTATGGCTTTGTTCCCCGGGCAGAGAGGTACTATCGTCCTCAACGGCTCTGCTGGGAACCTGATATCTTTCAAGGCGTACAAATTTTTGGACCCTAGATACATTTCTTTGAACAGTACTGCCCCTGTAGAAGACACGCCGGCCTCATTCGAGCTAGAGGACTTGGGATCATGAGTAACGATCTTTTTCTGACAAGAGAGCGCTGGCTGGAGAAGCTAGCCGGCCCCAAACTGAGACAGAACGTCAAGGAGTGGGAGTCCGAGATACTGGAGAGATTGCACCAGGAGCATCCGTATCTGGTGGACTCCAATATCAGCATTAAGATGAAGAAAGTTGATCCAGAAACTGGGTCAGGTATAGGCGCTATTACCTTAGATGAGCGGCTCACGATACCTATCGTTGTCAAGAACTTCCGACTAGAGCCGCTGGATACGCTCATAAACGGCCCGGATATGCTTCCGCTTACACGAGCACGTATTGAGATGGCGCTCAAGCCACTAGCTATCGGCACCCCGGTAGCGCCTGGTAAGGGCGAGGTTACTGACGCCTCGCTGACACATATGACGACGCCGCCCTATGATGGCAAGTACACGTTCGCCTCGTCGCTCAAATACACTAAGGACGATTTCTCTGGGGCCATAAGTCGCGCCTTCTCAGAAAACGGCCTGACCTTTGAACTACACACAAACGGTATGTTGAAAGAGGCCCTACTGGCGTTTAATAACAACGCTAAGGAAGAGACTCCTGAAGAAGCAGCTCCTGTGTACAAGCTGGAGGAAACGGCTGTCGTCCAACAGAGCACATCCACTCCGGGCATACATTCGGTACTAACAGGAGCCGGCCCGGTTACTGGTGTTCTAGCGAAGACCGCCTCCGGTAAATGGCTGTTCGCTGGGTTTAATGGACAGTATGCCTCTTTCGATAAACAACCGGACCTCCCTCTTTCGGAAGCGCCTCTTAAGAAGATGGCTGAGGCGCCGGTACGTGGAGAGGGCGTATTTGTTTACAAAACAGCCGCCGGTGTGGAAGCTAGCGGACCGATTAAGGTACTGAGTGTTGTCGCAGATGATCCGATAATACGTGATCAGTCTGGTAATAAGTACACGCTGTACTTTTCAAAAGAAGCTAGCGGCCTACAGCTTGGAGACGGCATCGCCGTTGTTGGTGAGGACAGCGCCTTCGTGCCGCTTACACACAAAATCACCATCCCTATGGTAAAGACTGCCGAGGCTATCAAGCGGGGGGTTTATCTTAAGATAGAGAAGCGTGCCGGCCGGGTGCATCTATCAAGCAACCGTGACTGGGAATTCAGTGAGGCCCTCCTAAAAGAGGGCGAGTACATGGAGGATCTGCGCGAGAAGCTATCTCCGTACTTCGACGACATCTCGCTGAATAAAGTAGCCGCCGTTCAAGGCTCTCAGTACTTTGCCGTAGAGAAAAACGAGAAGCTGCTAAAGCAGCCGCTTCCTGAAATACATCTAAGTAAAGAATCTATGCGGGCTATCACAAAGACAGCCTCGTTATTTGATTCCTCAGCCGCCTCTTTCATAAAGCTATCAGAGGAGATGAGCAAGAAGACTATCGACACTCTACTCGGTCTAAACTTCTTGACCAAACAAAATGTGTCGAAGTTCATTGATAATATGGATAAGATAGCTGAAGCGCGGCAGGCGGTCGGTCAGCTACTTATGGCCTCTAGACTGGGGCTAGATGTCGATCAAGGTCCTGTAAAAGCAGCTTTTTATGCGCTAGACGAAGTTGAGCAGGATCTGCAACAGCTGTATAATGTCACTACAACAAGGAACTAACATGAATTTTCACGAAGCGTTTTTTGATGAGTTGAGTAAACGCGCGGCTAGAGAGCCGATGAGCGACGAGGATGCGAAACGCGGTTCCATCCGTGGATTGCATCTAATTGGTGGAGGCCTTTTAGGTGCGGGAACGGGATACGGAATAGCTAGGGCACTAAAAGGTAATAAAGATAGGGCATTACGTGCCGGTGCCATGCTCGGTACCTTAGCTGGTTTCCATAGCGGTAGATATCATGCTGCTTCTCGTAAAAAATAAGGAACTAAAATAAGGAACTAACATGAACTTTCATCAGGCGTTTTTTGATGAACTAACCAAAGCCGCGTTCGCTTTAGGTGAGAAAGAGCGAAAAGCGCGGGATGAGGTGAATGAGGCATATAGGAAAGCCTACTCTGATGAGGGTGACAAAACCCTCAATGAGAAAAGAAAGGGCCATCGTAACGTGACGCTTAAACGCAGCTTAGGCGGTATGGCGGGAGGAGCGCTTGGTGGGGCAGCTATAGGCGCTCTGTTAAGCCAGAGAAATCGCATCGCGGGCGCGGGGATCGGTGCCTCCATAGGGGCGTTCCCAGGGTTGTTGGGGGGAACGCTTTCGTCGAGGCACTCCTTCCAGGCCTCCAATATGCGCGATAAAGAATGGCGCCGCCGCAAGAAAGAAATGGGCGAGGACGCGTTCGACCAAGGGTGATTATATGGCGGCATACTCTAGGCCGCGGATAGCAAAAGAATTCAAGATCAACGACAAGACGCTCTCCTGGTTGGAGAGCTCTGGTCGTTTGGTCATTGATTGGCAGCCTAAGAACGGGCTGCTTACGTGTGAGCTAACAGCCGAGCAAAAACGTCTGCTGTCCTTCGCGCGCATAAGTTTATTTGCCTTTAACGACGATTCAGGTAGATGGAACTGGCCGTTCCAGCGATTTCTTGTTCTTCGGTTCTTGCAGATGGACACCGATACGCAATATCAAGAACTGCTCGATCGCGGTATAGTAGCAAAGCCGGGCTTTTCAAAAGAAGAGCTAGATATAATCAAGATGCAGTTTGTGGCAAGGCTGCCTGAGGAAAGCCGGGTTCTAGTAGAGAAGCCTGGGGAAGGTAAAAAAGAAGACCTGGATACTGTCCTGGATTTACTAGATCTGTCATTGGCCTACGAGCATCCAGAACTAGAGCAGTCTTTTTACTTCATGCTCGACAAAGATATAAAAGACGCCGTGGACTGCGCAGTCAGCACCCACTCTAGTTTTGTTGAGATACAGACCTTCCTGCGCACCTGCCTGGGAATGCAGATTTCTATAGAAGGACTAGCGTTCTACCAACAGTTGTTCTTTGATGTACAGTTAGTTCCTAACGAGCATTTTAAGAACTATCTGCGCACCCTTCGTCCTAGTATGCGTGATAAGCTACGCACAGCAGTTAATGCTACAGTAGAGCTGTTCCGCTTTAAGGCGGGCTACGACGACAAGGTAGAGGTAGACAAGGTGTTGACCGTAGTTCGAGACGATCTGCTACAAGATCTGCTGGGCCTATTATCTACAAAAGGACCTGATTCAGAGAAAGTGTTTAACACTACATTGAAGAGCCTAACGGCTGTTCTTGAGCGCTTAGATAGGCTTGGAGTAAAAACAAAGACCAGCGCTGTACGGGCCGGCCCGATCATAAACGTGGCGCCTAAGAACATGGCTGATTTAGCTATCTTTAAGCTACCGCAGGCAGAAGAAAAGACAGCTAGTGGCTAAGTCTGCCGGTAATTTCTGTAAAGGGTTCTTTTCAGAACTAGAAAAGGCAGCTGTTTTTGAAACAGCTGCTTTGGGAGCTGGGGCGCATGTTCTTACAAACGCTGCCGTGAAGCATTTGCATCATGATAGAACAGGCGTGGCCGGAAAGATATTTAATCCCGTGTCGCGCGCGTTACGTGGTGCTAGGCGAGATACGTTTGCGCAAGGCATTACCCGCGGCATACAGGGACAACCGCCGTTATCTACAAAAGGTCAATTTACTAGGGCGTGGCTTTTACCAGAGGTTACTAGCGCCGCTGAACTAGGGCACAGGGCCGGTGAGCGTATGGCGGGACTAAAGCCTGGGGCGCGGTATAAGGCATTAAAAAAACTTCGCTCTTCTGTCGCTAGATCTACTCATATCAAGAACGCTCCTATAGGCGAAGATATAGTAGGGGCGGTAAACAGAACACTAGCTGACACCACAGCGATGCGCTTCCCCAGAAGGGCGGTGCCTTCGACACATGATAAATCTCTTTTGGCAAAAACGGAGCTAAAACAACGCCTGATGAGTACTGCGGCGGGCTTGCCGTTAGTCGCCTTAACAGGAGGCAAGGCTGCTATACACGGAGCAATAAACCAGGCGCGCGTAGCGGCCGCCCGCTCTGATTATGGTAAGAAGTTTACTAAAGATGGTTTTATTAAAGGGTTTAAAGACGGGATATTCCGCACCAATACGTTATCCAAAACAAAAGAGCGCTTAATTGATTACGGACTATCCCCGGCCGCCTTAGATTCGCGACGATTAGGTAAGGCTATGGGAATGGAGGTTAGGGATAACCCACACTCCGCCGCGCGGGTGGCTCACGCCATCGGGCGAGTATCTCCAGCCAACTCTGGGTCGTTAGCCAGCACAGCACATAAGTTAACTGAACTGTTTGAGTAAAAACACAGGGGGCTACCCTGTGTCATTGAGCGGGGTTAGACGAGACTCCACAACCACTCCAGTATCCACCAGACTGCTGTTAGGAAGAGCATAACCCCGGCGGTTAGGAGCAGGACTTTATACGGCCTCATAATTATTCTCCGTTTGATTGCCTGAGCTACAGATACCGCTCGATAGCCCACACAGCGGCTACGCCGATACCGAAGACAATGGCCGCGCGCAGAACCTGGTTCACCAAGTTCTTGAACGCCCGCTTCATGTCTTCTTGCGCTTGACGCAAGGCTGCTTTTGACTGGTCACGAGATTTCATTGAGATCCTCCTTCAATATCTTATGACGTATTTAGGGAGTGGTTTTGAGGTAAAAAGAAACCCCCGGCATAGGAGGTTTCTCTTGTACTTACTACTTACGCAGGCTCGATCTTGCGATGCGCGGCGCACCATGTCTGGATGAGATCACGAAAGCCTGTCACCTCATCAGGGTACTCACGTTGACCATCACAGAATCCGCTGATGCTAGCTTCCATGAAGCCGTCGTCTCTGACGCCCTCCATCAGGGCCGAAGGGGAGAGACCCTCCAACAGCTGCACGACCGCGCGGGCCGTGTCGAACTGCTCCTTCTCGATCGCCTCCGCGATGACCCTGACAAGCGTCTCCCGGATGGAGCGCAAAGAAACGGACTCATCGAAATAGGTGGCGGCGTTGCTCAGTCCCATGTCGGCCATCATAGACCCGAGATGTTGCCTTGCTTGGACGTGTTGTACGTCTTCCATCCAAGCAATACGTTGCTCCTCCTTCCATGTTTGCCAGGATGCGCGCAGCGGCTCCAACTGCGCACGAATCTCGGCTTCTGTGAGGGGCGGGTCTTGCGGGTCTTCTTGTGTGACTAGGGTTAGTGTTCCCATGTGTTTTTTTTCCTTGGTTCGTAGGCCCACACCATGTGGTTCCTTCATATATCTTATGCCTTATTTAGGGAGTATTTTGGGTAAAAAGAAAGGCCTTTTGGCCCTTCTTCTTTATCAGCCGCTCTTAGGCGGCCTTCTCCGCCTCCTCGGCCCAGATTGTGACGGCTAGGGCGAGTACGGCGTAACTCGCGACGCTACTCTCGGCGTACTTCGCGAAATTCGCGGCGCTCGCGGCATCACTCGCGTACCTCGCAGCGTTCGCGGCGTACCTCGCGGCGTACCTCGTGTAACTCGCGGCTCTAGAGGCGTCACTAGCGTAACTCGCGGCGACAAGGTCCTTCGCTTGCTCGCACGCGAACACCAGCGCCTCGTCGATCTTCGCCGCGCGTAGCGCAATCGGTAAAATCTCCCGCGCTGTGCGCAACGCGACACCCCGAACCCACACGACGCGCTTCTCGTCTCCCCACCCCGGCCACGCCTCAAGCAGCGGCGCAAGCCGCAGCATCTGCTCGGTGCGCACGACGTCATCAGGCCACAGGGCGTCGTTCAAGAGCCTTACGTCCGGCCGGTCAAGAATCAACGGGTCGCTCGTCCACTCGCGCCCTTCGCACACAGACACCGCTTCCAGGATGCAGAACTTGCCTGATCTGGCGTGGTGTGAGCCTGCGCTGAGCCCGCCAGAGCGGGCAACAACCTGTACCAAACTTTCTTTTGTACAAGACACTGTGTTTTTCTCTAGATTAGGGGTTTTGGGAAAAGAAAGGCCGGGCGGCCTCTCTTTTTTAGTCACACACCGCGCCGGATTTTTGGGTCGTAGAGACCCACCATCCCGCGCTCAACCAGCGCTCTCGCAGAGAACTGCGCGCAGGCTTTCGGTGGGCCTACCACCTTACCGACGAGTGACGTCGCGAGTGCTGCGGCTTGTTCGGCGCTCAGCCACTCCATCACGAGGCTTGGAGCGAGCACGTTGGCGAGGAACTTTCCTCGTTTGCGCTTCTCTTCCAAGCACCGCAGATTCCATCCGAGATAGTCGAAGCGCTCGTGATTTGAGCACCCGACACAATCGCAATGTGCAGACCTGGTGAGCCGTGTTCGCGCCGCCCTGCCGCCGCATACCCAGCACGGATATAGCGCGAGGGCTTCGTCTGCGTTCATAACTCTCATGAGGTATTTTCCATTAAGGTGTTTTGAGCAAAGACGACGTGCCTCCGCTTCAGTTATCTTATGCCATGTTTGGGTGCTGTTTTAGCGACTAAACAAAGTTATCCTTGCCTCAGATACCTTATGCTATTTTCTCTAGTCATTCTATGTCAAAAAACACGTTCGATATAAGGCTCGACTCTCCCACAGTAGCTTTGCTTGAGGAGCTGGCCTCGCAAGAAAAGATTGATTGGGGCGCCTACAATAAGGTCGCAGAAGAGGTAGCTAACGATGCGCCCGAGGTTACAGAAGGGTTACCTGACGCGGCGGTACTTCGTACATTAAGTGACATAGTCGCTAACTATCTAACTGTGGACCAGCAGCCGTTCTCTTTTGAGGGCCGCGAATATATGAAGGGGCTGTATGACTATGTCGTAGAGTATCCCACCGGGTGCAGGAATCAAATATGGCATACCGGAAGACAGGTCGAGAAAAGCACGTCACAGTCCGCTAAATCAATTGCTCTAGGAATAGCGAATCCAGCGTACAAGACATTATACATCGCCCCTAGATTTGACCAGGTAACCGTTTTCTCACAACAGCGCTTTAAGCCAATGTGTGAAGACTCCTATAAGCTATGGGATACGATCATTAACCCACACCGCACCTTGTGGCAGGTAGGCGCGAAACAGTTCCTAAACGGCGCGTTCTTTAATTTTAGATCGTGCTATCTAAGCGCGGATAATGCGCGTGGTATCTCCGCCCACCACCTTATGATCGACGAGATACAGGACATTGTATCAGATGCCGTGCCTATTTTGGAGCAGTGCCAATCCCACGCTCTCAAAGAGCTAAAGTTCAATTCATACGCCGGAACCCCTAAGACAAACAGTAACGTAATCACTAGGCGTTATAAGAATAGCTGTCAATTTGAGTGGCTAGTCCCTTGTGGGTGCGGGCACTGGAACCTTCTAGACGATTCGGTAATAGGCCCCACGTTTTTCCAATGCATCAAATGTTCACGGCCTATTAACGTTCGTGAAGGGCAGTGGGTGCCTGCCCGTCCTGAACTATTGAACAAATGCTGGGGTTTCCGCATACCCCAGATCATGGTGCCGTTTAAAGAGCACGCGGATATATTGGCGCTAAAGAACGACCCACAAGTAAGCCGCAGACAATTCTTTAACGAGTGTCTTGGTTTACCTTATGACGAAGGTGAGCTTGTTCTAACAGAAAAAGACCTTATAGAGGCCGCGGCTGCAGGAGATGGTAGCGGTATGTGGACACCGCACCAAGGAAGAATGGCCGCCCGCAACGGGCTACGCCTTTTCATGGGTGTGGACTACGGAACTGCTGAAGGAGAGAAGCCGTCATTTACCGTAGTGACTGTAGGCTTCTTCACTCCATTAGGCAAATTTAGTGTTGTCTATATGGAGAAGTTTGTAGGCGAGAAAGCTAACCTGGCCGCGCAGCCTGCTTATATTGATCAATTAGCCAGCGCATTTGGTGTAACCTGGATGGGCTGTGACTGGGGATTCGGGGCGCCGCTTAATCAAAGACTGGTTGACGAATACGGCTGGCCTCGATACGATGCTTCGCGTCTTTTACTAGAATACCAGTACGTAAAGCAGGGATTACTAGCTAAGTGGAATCCCCAAGCGCAGCGGTACATGATTGATAGAAACCAATCTATGACCAATCTGATCGATGATATACGAAATAAGAAGGTCACCTTTTTCAAGTACGAGCAGCTACGCCCGTTCGTTCTTGACTTTACGTCGATCTTTATCGAGTTTGATGATAATCGTGGTTCTATGAAATACGACCATGAGCTGCCTGATGATGCGTTCCATTCTTTGAACTACGCCTATATGGCGGGGCTACAGTACCACGGTAAGCTGGTGTTGACAGGGCTTCCCGACGCCGGTAATGATGATATGCCTTATATAGAGTAAAAAGAAAGGCCTTTTGGCCCTTCTTTTTTTCATCAGCCGCTCTTACGCGACCTTCTCCGCCTCTTCCGCCCAGATTGTGATGGCTAGGGTGAGTACGGTGACGCCCGCGGCGGCCCTCGCGGCGTTCGCGTAATTCGCAGCGTCACTCACGTACAGCGCGGCGTTACTCACGTACAGCGCGGCGCGACTCGCGGCGTGACTCGCGTTCTTCGCGGCCTTCGCGGCGTTACTCACGTACAGCGCGGCGCCCCTCGCGTACAGCGCGGCGTTACTCGCGGCGTTACTCGCGACCCTCGCGGCGTCAAGATCCTTCGCTTGCTCGCACGCGAGCACCAGCGCTTCGTCGAGCTTCGCCGCTCGCAGCGCGATGGGCAGAATCTCCCGCACGGTACGCAGCGCCACTCCCTGCGCCCACGCCGCTCGCTTCGACGCGCTCCACGCTGGCCAGGCCTCAAGCAGCGGCGCAAGCCGCAGCATCTGCTCGGTGCGTGTCGCGTCGTCAGACCACGCCGCGTCGTTTAGCGACCGCACGTCCGGCCGGTCAAGCACAAGCGGGCTGTCCGTCCACTCGCGCCCCTCGCACACCGATACCGCTTCCAGGAGGCAGCATTTGCCTGATTTGGCGTCGTGTGAGCCTGCGCTAAGCCCTCCGTAGCGGTTGATGACTGCTGTCAGGGATTCTTTTGTACAAGACACGTGTTTTTTCCTCCTTCGTTGTTTTGGTAAGATACTATTTCGCCTCAAATATCTTATGCCTTATTTAGGGGGTCAATTTGAGGTAAAAAGAAAGGCCTGTGGTGCAGGCTTTTCTTTTTTTAATCAGGCCGCTCTTATGCGACCTTTTCCGTCTCCTCGGCCCAGATTGTGACGGCTAGGGCGAGTACGGCGTAACTCGCGGCGGCATCCGCAGCATCACTCGCGTACCTCGCGGCGTTCGCAGCGGCCCTCGCGGCGTTCGCAGCGTCCCTCTCGACGTTCGCGCGCCCCGCGGCGGCACCCGCAGCATCACTCGCGTACCTCGCGGCCCTCGCAGCGTCCCTCTCGACGTTCGCGTGCCCCGCGGCGGCACCCGCGGCAGCACCCGCGGCGTCAAGATCCTGCGCCTGCTCGCACGCGAGCACCAGCGCCTCGTCGATCTTCGCCGCGCGCAGCGCGATCGGTAGAATCTCGCGCACGGTGCGCAGCGCGACAGCTTGAGCCCAATCGGCCCGCTGCCCATCGGTCCAGCCCAGCCACGCTTCGAAGAGCGGTACTAGCCGCCTCATTTGCTCCGTGCGCACGGAGTCGTCCGGCCACAGGGCGTCGCTTAGCGGGCGCATGTCGGGGCAATCGAAAGCACTTGTTGTCCAGGACATGTGGTTTTCTCCAGATAGGGGTTTTGGTAGGATACCTTATCCTTGCCTCATATATCTTATGCCATATTTAGACCCCGTTTTGGCCTGTTTTTGGGGGTGTTTGGGGGTGTTTGGGGGGGGGGGGGGGAAAAAAAAAAAACAGGGCGGGGGGCCTGTTGTGAAAACGGCACACAAACAACACTGACAAGAAAAAAAAG